AATGGAAGACACATTTCCCAACTGTTCTAAAAAACAACGGACTGAATGTGACGGTGATAGACGGCCCTAGTGCAGGCATTCCCGAAGCCACTACACCCGGTGCTTTTTTGAATTTCGGTGGTACTAATATCTACAAGGCGGCACAGATTACAAAAATTTCACAACTGTTTTGTGAAGGCAAAATTAAAGATGGTGATTATTTTCTGTACACTGATGCTTGGAACCCAACAGTTATCCAATTAAAATATATGGCTGAACTGTTGGGTATTGATATCCGGATTGGGGGTATGTGGCATGCGGGTTCGTATGACCCTCATGACTTTTTAGGTAGATTAATAGGGAACCGTCCATGGGTTCGAAATGCTGAAATGTCAATGTATGAATGTTTCGATGATAACTTCTTTGCAACTAGATTTCATATTGACCTTTTTACCCAGACATTTTTTGAAGACGATAGGGATATCGACCGGCAACTCCTTCACTCTATACGACAAGTGGGTTGGCCTATGGAATATATAGAAAGCGATTTAGCAGACTATAAGGGTATGGCAAAAGAGGATACTATTTTATTTCCTCACAGGTTAGCGCCTGAAAAGCAACCAGAAGTTTTTGACTATCTTGCAGAGCAAATGCCCGAGTATAATTGGGTGAAGTGTCAAGAACTTAATTTATCGAAAGAAGAATACCACACGATGCTTGGTAAGGCAAAGATGGTGTTTAGTGCTAACTTACAAGAAACTTTAGGTATATCTGTATTTGAAGGACTTGTAGTTGGTGCTATCCCATTGGTACCAGATAGACTATCATATACAGAAATGTGGTCTGATACGTTCAAATATCCTAGCGAATGGACAACTAGTTTAGATGCAGTAAAAGAAAACATAGAACAAATTAAGACACATATTCGTATCTTAATGAATAAAAACTCTGACATGGAAGATGCAATGTCAAAAGAAATTGAAAATGTAAGAAACTTTTACTCTGTTGATAATTTAGTTAAAGAATTGCATAAATACAGATGATAGTGGGTCTCCCACTCGCTATCACTTTTATGGGAGAATACAACATGGCAAGATATAGAACACTGATTATGAATAACACAGGGCTTGGTCCAAAGGTTAAAGTAAGACGTTCAATCGATATGCGTGAAATGGCAGACTTTGGTAATATTACGGAATCAACGCAAGACTTACCAACATCTGGTGCAACACATAGAGGTGACGCTTTAGGCTCAACATCAGCCACAAGAGGTTATGTTAATCTTTCAACAGTTAATGACTTGGTTGTAGTTGATACACAAGACATGGGTTCTATCACAGAAACAGCTAGAACTGGACTTGGATATAATGACGAACCATATCAATATTAATTTATTTTAAATTAGCTATTGACATTACAGACCCACTCGTATATAATAGTATTGTATATGGGTGGGTTTTCCACCATACACAACAATATAGATAAGGAACATAGTATAAATGAAAAAGACTTCCGAAATATTAAAGGCACGATTAGATGCCTCGGGCGCTCGTTATTGGGCAGGAGATAATATATCAGATATTATCGAAAAAGGTGATAAAGAAAATCTTATAGACGAACTCACTGAAAAGTTTGAAGGCGTATTAGACAGTTTAGTAATAGACAGAAAAACTGATCCAAATTCAATGGATACAGGTAGACGTTTAGCTAAAATGTATATCAACGAACTCATGGCAGGTAGGTATGAATTACCCCCTCCTGCAACTGCATTTCCTAATGAACCAGATAATGTAACAGGTGACAAGTATGAAGGTATGCTTGTTGTTCGCTCGGAACTAACAAGTGTCTGTTCACATCATCATCAACCTGTTAAAGGTGTTGCATACATTGGTATCATTGCCGCAGACAAACTTATTGGTCTAAGCAAGTATACTCGTATTGCACAATGGTGTGCAAGGCGTGGTACACTACAAGAAGAACTAGCAATGGACATAAACAGAGAAATTCGTAAAGTTACAGGCTCAGATGATGTAGGTGTGTATATTCAAGCAACACATGGTTGTTGTGAGAATAGAGGTATAATGGCTCATAGTAGTCTTACACAAACAACTGTTCTCAAAGGTTCTTTTTTTGAGAATGCACATGTAAAAACAGAATTTATGGATAACATTAAACTACAACAGGAGTTTGCACCAAGATGATAGGCGCACCTGTATTTGAAAAAGGTTATCCTTCTTACGAAGCAGTTAACAAAAAGTCAGCTATGAAATTGAGATATTCAGAAGCATTTTATTCTGTACAAGGCGAAGGCAAGTTTGTAGGAGTACCTAGTGTATTCCTACGAACCTTCGGCTGTAATTTACGTTGTCAAAACTTTGGTCTTGAGCGAGGCAGAGAGAAGACACGTTATAATCCAGAAGTAGAACAATTAATTAAAGATGGTGTACATGAAACTACAAAGAAATTTGAAGACTTACCCATCATACATACAGGATGTGACACTTATGCAAGTATCTATCCAGAGTTTAAGCATTTAGTGATGGACAAAACTATTGATGAAGTAGTAGAGCATCTATTATCGCTTACTCCAGAAGGAAAATGGACTCAAGACAATGGACAAGACATTCATTTAATTTTAACAGGAGGCGAACCGTTGTTGGCGTGGCAACGATTGTACGTAGAACTATTCGAACATCCACGTATGAAGGACTTAAAAAATGTCACATTTGAAACAAACACTACACAAGCATTACACAACGAGTTATTTGACTATCTCACAGACAATGACCGCATTAAAGTCACATGGAGTTGTTCGCCTAAGCTATCCGTTTCTGGAGAATCTTGGGATACTGCTATTAAGCCTGATGTGGCTCATGAGTATGCTCTTGTTGATGGTAGCGATATCTATCTCAAATTTGTTGTTGCTGATGCTATTGATGTTGATGAAGTGCATAAAGCTGTTGAACTATACAGGAAAGCGGGCGTTGAGTGCCCTGTCTATTGTATGCCAATGGGCGGTAGAAGTGAAGGATATGATTTTACAGTCAAGCAGGTGGCCCAACTTTGCATGGAGAAAGGGTGGCGTTTCACGCCCAGATTACACATCAACTTATTCGGAAATGCATGGGGCACATGATGATGGTACTGCCTCAAGGCATGATGAAGATTATGAAGTCAAAGACAAAACAGGACTTGAACAAAGAATTCGGGAAGCTGGATATTAATAAGGAGTTAAAATGAATAACTATATTTTTACAAGCGAGAGTGTCAGTGATGGGCACCCAGATAAAGTAGCAGACCAAATTAGTGATGCACTAGTTGACGCTGGACTTGAGAAGGGTGATGAAACAACACGTGTAGCCATTGAGACACTTGTAACCACCAACCATGTAACGGTAGCGGGCGAAGTAAAAAACTTTAATCTAACAGATGCGACTGTTGAACGTATTATACGTAATAAAGTTAAAGAAATTGGATATGAACAAATGGGATTTCATTGGAATAAATTAAAAATTTATAATGAAATTCATTCACAGAGTGGAGACATTGGACTAGGTACTGATGATTTCGGTGCTGGTGACCAAGGGTTGATGTTCGGATATGCATGTAACCACACAGATAGTATGATGCCTGCTCCGATACATTACGCACATGAGATACTTAAAGACCTCAAAGAGAAACGAAATACTGCTTATAAATTTCTATTACCAGATGCGAAATCACAAGTAAGTTTACAATATGAAGGTGGTAAAGTAAAACGTGCTGACCAGATTGTTGTAAGTACACAACATACTGAGGGTTCTGAGCAACTTCTTAAAAGCACAGTTGGTGAAGCAGTTAATAATGTAATGGGAGATTTAATTGATAAAGATACTATATGGCATATCAATCCTACTGGCAAGTTTGTTATTGGTGGCCCTGATGGTGATACAGGACTCACCGGACGCAAAATTATCGTGGATACCTATGGGGGTTTTGCTCCTCACGGTGGGGGTGCTTTTAGTGGAAAAGATCCTACGAAAGTAGATAGGTCAGCGGCTTATATGGCAAGATGGTTAGCAAAGAATATTGTAGCAGATAACATGGCAGATTGGTGTAATATACAATTAAGCTATGCTATTGGTGTTAAGGAACCAACTAGTATCTATGTTGATAGTAACGGGCATAATCGTTCAATTCAAAAGTTTATTAGAAACAATATCGACTTGACACCTAAAGGTATCATTGATAGATTTGATTTATTTAATTTTTATAAGTATAGTGAGAACTGTACATATGGACACTTTGGTGACAAGAATGTCCCATGGGAACAAATAGGGTGGAACGGCGTACAGAACGAAGATGCGGATGCACTAGAAGCCGAAATCAATAGAGGATGCTAAAATATGTTTTATAAAACTAATGAAGAAATTTTAGGAATTACAGTTACAGAATTCGTTGATGAATGGTATGAGAAACAAGATTATATTCTTGTCGATATCAGAGATACAGAAGAACGTAAAAGTGCAGGAGTTGTTAAACAAACGTTTAATATTTCAATGTATGAAATACCTGACCAAATTGAAATGGCGCCTACACATATTGTGTGTTTGATTTTATGCCAAGACAGTACAAAGTCAGAACAAGTAACAAAGTATCTTAAGAATAATGGATATAAGAATATGCTTTATATCAAGGGAGGGATTGACGAATTAATACAGGCAGTGCCTGAATTGAAAGGATAATAATTATGGATATAATGAAACCAAACACTTGGTTCAAGTCAGAAGAAGAAACTGATAGAATACAAGCGAAAAAATTAAGTAACGAAAAAGAACGTGACATTGCGTTAGCTGGACTTGATTTAAAATATGGCCATATTACAAACGATGACCATGATAAAAAAGTTGCTACTTTAAAAGGAGAGCCTTGGGTTAAAGTATTAAAGATGGAACTTGAACTTAATAAACCCGGTTCAGGTTTCTTTGAGATTGACTTTAACGAAGACTTTGTAGAGTATCTTGCTAATAATGGCTATGAAGGTTCTGACAATGATACTATTGTTGACAACTGGTTCAATGATTTATGTAAGAACATTGTAATGGAAGGACTTGAAGATGATGAAGGTACCACTAAAAGTGCAGACACTAAAAGTAAAGATGGTGTAATCATTCAAAGACTAAAAACCGGTGATGACACTGCCGAATATTCTTGACAAGTAACACAAAGTGTGTTATTCTAGTACTGTATATAAAACTAAGAGGATCTACTAATGGCTACATTTATTCTTGTTGATAGTTTCAACATGTATCATAGAGCAAAACACGTGGCAATGCGTGGTGCTAATGTCGATATGAAAATCGGTATGGCTTTTCACATTATGATGTCAAGCGTCAAAATGTGTTATAACAAATTCAATGCCGACCATGCAGTATTTTGTTTAGAAGGACGTAGTTGGCGTAAAGACTTTTACACGCCATATAAAGCTAATCGCAAGATTGCACGTGAGTCATTATCAGTACGTGAGCAAGAAGAAAATCAAATCATGTTTGATGCGTATGATGATATGATTGGTTTCTTAGATAAAAAGACTAATTGTACTATGTTACATAATAAACAAGCAGAAGCAGATGATATGATTGCTTTGTTTATTGAATCACATCCAGACGATGAGCATATTATCGTATCAAGTGACAGTGATTACATGCAACTAGTCACAGACAATGTAAAGATTTATGATGGTGTACAAAATCGTATCATTACTAAAGAAGGCTTCTTCAAAGATGATAAGAACATGACACCAATGAAAGACAAAAAGACTAAAGAACTTCTCCCTGCTCCAGACCCTGAGTGGTTACTGTTTGAGAAGTGTATTCGTGGTGATACATCGGATAATATCTTTAGTGCATACCCTGGTGTACGTAAAAAGGGTTCACGCAATAAGACAGGTATGATTGAAGCATTTGAAGATAAAGCAACAGGCGGTTTTAATTGGAATAACTTCATGTTACAGAAATGGACTGACCATCATGGTGATGAGCATACAGTACGTGAAGACTATGAACGCAATGTAAAACTTATTGACTTGACTGCACAGCCTACAGAGTTAAAAGTAGATTTTGTAGAGACTATAGCAGAAGCAAGTAAGCCTAAGAATATCAATGGCGTCGGTGTTAACTTTCTAAAGTGGTGTGGGGTGTGGGACTTACAGAACTTATCTAAAGCGCCTGATGAAATGGCCGCTATCTTAAACAAATCATATCCTCACGGATAATATAATGAATATAACTAATGAAGATATTGAGGCATTCAAGAACATGAACCGCAAATACATATTTGATGTTGATGGAACCTTAACACCAAGTAGGGGTAAAATAGATCCAGAGTTCCTAGAATTTTTCAATGAATTCATAAAAGAAAATAAAGTATACTTAGCCACAGGAAGTGATGCACCAAAAACTATTGAACAAATAGGACAAGACTTATTTAACTCAGTAGAAAGAGTATATAATTGTAGCGGTAATTCAGTATGGGAAAACGGCATCAACATATATAACAACGATTGGGTATTAGCAAAAGTACCTCAGTTGTTTTTGGATAGAGAGTTATTCCAAAGTGAATTTACTACTAGAACTGGTAATCATTTTGATGCAAGGCCAGGTCTAATGAATTTTAGTGTTGTTGGCAGGGGTGCAACAACGGAACAAAGAGAAGAATACGTAAAGTATGACACTGAAACAAAAGAACGTTGGACTATCGCAAAGAAATTCAACGATAATTTTATGGTTTCAGAGAAAGTAGTAGCCCAAGTAGCCGGTGAGACAGGGCTAGATATTATGCCAGTAGGTAAAGGAAAACAGCAAATCATTAAAGATTTTAATGATTTAGATGAAATTATCTTTATAGGTGATAAGACTATGCATGGTGGTAACGATTATGATATATCAGAAGCAGTGAAGCTATTGGTAAATGGAAAGAGTTATCAAGTAGAAAGCTATAAAGATACTTGGGAAATATTAAAAGGAAAAGAAAATGTTTAGATTTTTTACAGAAAAGAAATGGTCCTTATGGGCCTGGTTAGGGTCAGCATTAATCTTATCATCACTCTGGATACAAGTTGAGATTGATGTTAAGATTAACGAATGGTTTGGTCAGTTTTATGATATGATTCAAACGGCTTTAGCAACACCTAATGCAATCACTATAGGTGAATATTGGGCCAGCTTAGGAACGTTTATCTATCTAGCAATGATATATGTTGCTATTGCAGTGCTAGTAAGTTACTTTACAGCACACTATTTGTTTAGATGGCGTACGGCAATGGTTGAATGGTATCATTCAGTATATGATAAAGCAAGAACTATTGAAGGTGCCGCACAAAGGGTACAAGAAGATACTATTAAGTTTAGTCGTATTATGGAAGGACTAGGTACAAGTTTTATTGAATCGATTATGGTTCTAGTTCAGTTCGTTCCTATTCTATTTGGTTTATCAGTAGGTATTCCTATCTTCTTCTTTGGAGATTGGCAATATGGATTGATTACAGGTGCTATTGTTTGGTCAGTAGGTGGTACACTATTCTTAATTGGACTAGGTTGGTTACTACGATTAGTAGGAGTTGAATATGACTTACAAAAGAAAGAAGCCGCATATCGAAAGATATTAGTTATTGCAGAAGATGATGAAACTGTGAGACCAAAGACTATTAACGAATTGTTTGATGGCGTTCGTAGTATTCACTTTAAATCTTACTTGCGTTATTTGTATTTTAATGTAGGACGTATTACATACTTACAAGCAAACGTACTAAGTGCTTATGTGTTCTTAGCACCGGCTATTGTAGCAGGCGTTGTAACACTTGGTGTAATGCAACAGATTATTCGTGCATTTGGTAGAGTAGAAGGCTCACTTCAATATCTATTTAAAGCATGGCCAACACTTATTGAGTTAATGAGTGTATTCAAACGTTTAAGAGAATTTGAACGTCAAATCAACGAAAAATAAAAAATGAACAGACGAAAAGGATAAATACATTTGTACGAAGTTAACTCTTTGTACAAATGGTTTCAATGGGTATTATATGTATACAACAGAAATTATAAAAGATAAGTTTTGGATCCTAGAAGATGCTGGTGTTAAACTTGGCACTATTAGGAAAGGGGACAGTGATGCTAACTTTGAAGTAATCACGAGGAACAAAGGTGTTGACTACCTAGACCTCGATGCTCTAACTACAAAATATGGCAAAACTATCCTCACACCAAAACTTGTTAAGAAGATTGAAAGTGTAGAGTACGGAAAGGCACTAGACGAAGTTGAAGGTTATCCGTGTAAACACAAGGCATGTAACTCAGGTATGCAAACTGTTCAAGGAAAACAGATACCTGTGTATACAAAAAGTGACACTAGTAAGACATTTTATGCGGCTGGTTATTATGGATTACATTTTAGCGGAGTATGGAGAAATACTTACTGTGTCAAACTAGAAACATTGGATAATTATGAATTCGTCGGTCCGTTCAAGACCAAATCAGAACTTGAGGCAGAGGTACTAAAGGCTAGTAAACAAGATTAATGTATAAAAACTTAAAAGATTTCATTGCTATTGTAAATAGGGCAAATTTACGAGGCGAGACAAGTATTCGTTTGTCAATAGACATTGCAAACGGCGTTGAAAGTGAGTTAGCACAACTTCTACTAGAATTAAAAGAGAGTGATAAGGATAAGAACATAACACTAGACGGAGGACAATTCCAATCATAATAAAGGAGAATCTTTATGATTCTAATGATGAAGAAGTTGTTAAAGTGGTCAGGGTTATTATTAGTGGCAGTGGTGTTTTCATTTGTTACTAATTCATATGTAAGAGAGATACAAGAATCCATACATAAAGGAATAGGCTGGTCATACGACCAGTTTGGACGAGATACAGGTGATTTTCTGTATGACCTTAATGGTGTCGTATTTAATGGCAAGGGATTCGATGGTGAACGTGACATTAAACACGCAATCAACCGTAGCTATAAGAGTATCGTACAGGTAAAACTCATGCCATCAGATAATGCATTTGTGCAAAATCTAGGCGGGCAGGGCACGGGCTTCTTTGCCAAAGTAACAGATAAACATGCTTACATTGTAACAAACTATCATGTTATAGAACGCAAATCAGAACTTCCATTAAATCTTAAACTTCAAATAAACACTGCAACTGAATGGTGGCCGTATGACGGTGAAATCATTGGGTTTGATCCAGTTGCCGATATTGCAGTTATTAAAATTGAAAAGAAAGATAATGAAGAATGGGAAGCATTAGAATTTATAGAAGATTCCAGAAAAGATATAACAGAAGGTGATCCAGTTGTTGTCATTGGTCATGGAATGTCTTTACCATATACTGCGAGTGTAGGTGCAATTACATATGTAAATAGATTTGGTACTGGTCCTTATACATTACATCTACAAGTAGATGCAGTTGTCAATCAAGGCAATAGTGGAGGTCCTGTTATAACTACAGACGGCAAAGTTGCAGGTGTTATACTAAGTATTTTGTCACCAGGTAGAGCAATACCAGGATGGGATGGTGTTGGATTAGCTGTTCAATCTGAGATTGCCCAACGTGCAATGAATTACATTTTAGAAACTCATGTTTCAGACGTAGTTGATTGGGTACCATATGCCGAACTTCCTTTTACATTTAAAATATATACATATGAAGAATTAAAAGAAATGGAAATGTTAGATTTGCCTAGAGAGGACAGGCATATGATGTATGCATTCATGGATGATAATGAAGATTCATCAGCCTATGAAGCTGGATTGCGTACTGGTGATTTCTTTTTAGAGATAAATGGTAAAAAAGTATACGGACCCATGAATATTATGCAAGAAGGTCTGCATTCGTTTCCGGGTGAAACAATGACACTTAAAGTTAAGCGTGGTGATGAATTTACTGGGTACGAAGAACTTGAATTTAGTTTTATACTTACTGAAAAAGACAGAGTAGAATTGCAAGGCTGGCTTGACCAAAGGAACACACCACGAGGCAAGTAACGTATAAATACATTAACTACGTATATATATTCAGAGATTTTGATAAATACATGTAGTAATAATTAACAAGGATTTCATATGGCAAGACCTAAACCTACAATTCTACTTGAGCATACGGATAACAAAACATATCGTAGTGAGCAAGTCCTAAAAGCAGATGCCGTGTATGCGGTATTCCACAAAGGAGTAGCAATAAATCTACGTAGCTTGAACTCATTAGTTAATTTCCCAGGACCAAAATATAAAAAAGTATCGTTCTCTAATCCAGGACATGCTATCAATCTGGCACAGAGACTAAACAGTTTATTTCGTTGCGATGATTTTGAAGTTTTTGTCTTGACTAAGGGCGAAAAACTTGAGTTAGACTAAATGTTAAATGTTAAAAGATGAACTAATAAAGTATCTGAATGATAACACTAAAGGTCGAAAAGCAGGCCGTAAAGAGTTTCGTACAAATGATATTTTCATTAGTTCTTCTGAAAATGATAAGAACTTTAGATTAACATCATTTGGTGCTGGTATACTAAAGTCACATTTCAAAGAGTACGTAATCAAAAATACTAATTCAGTTGGTATCAATCTTAAGATTGACCAAACGGGTAAGATGATTCTCGTCTTAGACCGATACCTTAACAGTCCATATATCCTTACTAACCATAGATTACGAGTGTTTGAAGAAAGCATAGCCGCAGAGATATCCTTACTTGGATTACAAGACTGGGTTGAGCAAAAACACACCATATATGGCATTTCCAATATAATTTAAAAAAACTTCATTTATTTAGGTCAAAAAACTTGACAGAATCACGAATCGTGCTATTATATAGTTAATGATACAAAACAAAGGAAATGAAAATATGTCTGCACAAGTTTCAATGAATGATATGGATGTACGAATTGTACGTCCGAGTGATATTAAAGCTGAAATTAATTATGCTTTTAATCGTCAACGACCCGTCTTTATTTGGGGTCCTCCGGGAGTAGGTAAATCTGAGATTGTTGATTCAATCACACAAGAGCGTTCAGGTTATATGATTGACTTACGACTTGCTCTTATGGAACCTACTGATTTACGAGGTATCCCATACTATAATGAGAAAACAAATACTATGGATTGGGCGACACCGTCTGATTTGCCTAGTCAGGAACTTGCTGACCAGTTTGAAAACATTGTATTGTTTTTAGATGAAATGAACCAAGCACCGCAATCAGTACAAGCGGCGGCTTATCAACTTATTCTTAACAGGCGTCTAGGTAATTACACTCTACCTGATAATGTTCTTATTGTTGCCGCTGGTAACCGTGAGAGTGATAGAGGTGTTGCTTATCGTATGCCAAGCCCACTTGCTAACCGTTTCGTTCACTTAGAAATGGGTGTTGACTTTGAAGATTGGCAGACTTGGGCTCTTGAAAACAAAATCCATTCTGATGTTGTTGGTTACTTAACATCTAATAAGATGGACTTGTTTAACTTTGACCCACGAACTGCATCACGGGCTTTCGCAACTCCTCGTTCATGGACTTTTGCATCACAGTTGATGCCAATGAAAGATGAAAATATCGATGATAGTAAACTGCATGACTTAATTGCTGGTACTGTTGGTGATGGTGTTGCTACTAAGTTTATGGCTCACCGAGCAATTTCTGGTAAACTTCCTAATCCAACTGATATCTTAAATGGTAAGGTAAAAACGGTGTCTAGGGAAGCTAAGGAAATCTCAGCTATGTTCTCACTAACTGCTTCACTATGTTATGAGTTGAAAGAACATGCAGAGAAAAACAAAGGCAAAATGGATGAGTTGTACAAAATGGCTGATAACTTTTTCAGGTTCATGATGGATAACTTTGAAACTGAAATGATTGTTCTAGGTGGTCGTACTGCACTAAAAGTTTACAAACTTCCACTTGAGCCTAGGAAGGTTCCTTGTATCGAGGAGTTCTTTAAGAAATACGGTAAGCTAATTATCGAGGCTCATAACGCATAAGAGCAGACACTTTATTGCGTTTTAAGGGAGAGAGGTGTTGACTTCTCTCCCTTTTTTTGTTATAATTAGATATGATTTGGGAAACAATAAAAGCACAGGCAAAGAATCACGGTAGCAAGACTGCCCTGATTTGCCACGATAAGAGTTATACATACAACGAACTAATCACCAGTGTTGAAAAACTAGGTGCTACGTTGTCTACTGCCATCAGGCCTGGTGAGCGTCTACTATTTTCAAGTGAAAAAGAATATCATTATGTAAGAATGGTATTAGCTTGTGATATGTTAGGAGTCACATTCATGCCCACTATGCCAAATCTAACTGAAGGTATGGTATCTCGTATTGAGAATGCCAGTAAACCAAATCATATTATTCTAAATGAGGATGATGCATCTAATCTAAAACCTCATAACAAAGGATTAGTATTTGCCAAAGGTGCAGATGATTTATATACTGTTATATTTACTAGCGGTACTACAGGAGAGCCTAAGGCAGTCCCACATACTAGAATGGCATGTGTCCAAGGCTCAATACAAAACATTCTAATTCAAACTTTAACATCTGATGATGTAATACTCTCACAACTTCCTCCTTGGACTATTGGTGGTCTGTATCTTTATACACTTCCTGGTTTAATGAAAGGGTGTACAGTAATTTGTGAAATGTTTAATCCCAGAAAGTTTATTAAGATTTGTAACGAAATGAAACCTACGATAGGTATTATGGTTCCTGCAATGATGTTGGCCCTGTCTAAGACACGTGGTTGGAAAGACGCAGACTTGTCTCATTGGCGTGAGTTAGGTTTTGGTAGTACAGTTTGTCCGGAAGAAATGCTACAAGAACTATTTGATAAAGGTGCACCTGCATTAAGAAACTTGTATGGCTGTACTGAAACACATGTACCAATGTTTACACACTTGGCAACTCCAGATGATCCACATCCTTTACAAATTCATATTACTGATAACTATGATTTCAAATTAGATAGATATGGTGTTGCTTGGATTAAAGGTAGTTGTGTTACAGAAGGATATCTGAATCAAGAAACACCTATAGATGATGATGGCTATTGGTGTACTGGTGATGTATTAGAAACTCAGCATAATCTTTTATTTTATAAATCACGTAAAACAGATTTAATAAAAGTAAACAGTTTCAATGTATCGCCTATTAAAATTGAAAATATGTTATTACCTCATGAAGAGGTTAACGAAGTTTGTGTTACATATCGTGATAGAGGACTAGGGGAAAAAGAAATTGTTGCAGTAGTCAGTGCGGACAGTGAGATAAATAGTCTTGAGTTGATGGACTTTGTTAAAGATAAATTATTTCAGTATGAATTACCTAAAGAAATTGTTATTACCAAAGATCCACTACCTAGAAATCCTATGGGCAAAGTTCAGAGACACGTAGTCAAAGAACAATTTGTGGAGTAAAAATGAAAGCCAAACTAAAAAAACTTGTAATCGTTGGTGGTGGAATAAACGGTTGGTTCACTGCAGGTTACATGAAAAATAAGCACCCGTGGTTAGACATTACTTTAATTGAGAGTGATAACATTCCTACAATAGGTGTAGGTGAAAGTGTAGTGCCTCAAGTAAATGATTTATTATCAACAATGGGTCTTGAGGAAAGAGACTGGATGAGTTATACTAATTCAGTTTATAAATTAGGTAACAAATTTGTTGGTTGGAGTACACCAGGTAAACGACACCATGTAACAGACCATTGGAATGCACCAAAGGAAGATGTACAATACTATTCATTTTCATTCGCACTACCTGAGAAACATCTAACCAGAAGTTTTTATGGACAACTTACTACAGATGATTACTTTACTAATTCTAAAGGCGAAGCCGGAGTAAATGATAAGTGGAACGACTATTGGTTGCAATTAGTACGTGATGGTAGAAAAAACATTAATGAACTTTCAGAGGATATGCATGAACAACATTATTTAATGAAAGGTAACAAGGCACCATTTGATATGGATGATAACTGCTTAGTCGGTGACTGGTCAGCATATACATATCATTTAGATGCAAATAGATTTCCAGAAATCATTAGAGATAAAGTTGCCATACCAAAAGGGGTTAATCATTCCATTGGTGATGTCAAAGATATCATTAAAGATGAGGATGGATACATTACAAAACTAATAATGGAAGATGGCATAGAACATGAAGGTGATTTGTTTATCGATTGTTCAGGCTTCCACAAAGTATTAGTGGATGGGATGAATAATGAATGGCATGATTACGATTTTATTCATACACAAGATGCTATTGTTGGTCCACTAAAGTACAAGGACATATATAACGAATTCAAACCGTATACACAAACGTATGCACAAGACGAAGGCTGGAACTTTGTTATTTCATTATATAACAGAATGGGTTCAGGTTATATTTTTGATAAGACTGAAATATCTGTCGAAGATGCAAAAGCAAAGTTTATGAAATATTGGGAAGGTTATGAGTTTATCAAACCACCAAAACATATTTCATGGAAGGCAGGACGTATGGTTACTCCTTGGAATAAAAACGTACTAAGCATCGGAATGAGTCATTCATTTATTGAACCAATGGAAGGTAATGCATTATACATAACACAATGGGGCATACAGATATTAGATAGATTAGTAAAACGTGCATGGGACGAGGATAAAACTATATCACCTGGAAGTGTACATGCATATAATAAGAGTATGAATAAATTAGAAGACCATACTGCAAACTTTATTGCATATCATTATACATTATCAAATAGAGAAGATACTAATTTCTGGAAGAAACAAAAAGAGTATGGCAAGAAGCACAATCATGCCAAAGCATGTTGGGAAGAGTATAGAAACCCTGACAATCATATAGGTAATAGTTTATATCCTGATTATATGTGGATGAATGTAGCCACTGCTATGGGGTGTTTTGATGATTCAGTTGAACTAAATACTAAGAAAGAACTGTTAGACAAAGCAGATATAATGTTCGAGTATTGCAAGAAATTAAGTAAGGCACAAGGCGATTTGGCTCCACATGCATACGATTGGCATAGAAAGTTTTTGTTTGATGGCAAAAGCCACGAAGAAGTATTAGAGGAATCACTAAAGAAGTAATGACATATCAAAATAAAGTAACAGTAAAAGTATTTTTCATGTTAGCAATTACCTTAATTGGTATACCGGCATACTTTATTACAGGTGGATCTTGGCAACTTGCATTAACATTTACCTTATATGGTTGTGTAACAAATGCATTGTCACAGATTGCATATCATCGATGGTTATGTCATGACCAATTTGTTCCTCATATCGTAGGACGCTATGCAATGTTGTATGGTATTATTATGAGTGCAAATGGAAGTCCAATACAATATGTGTACTCTCATTTAAATCATCATAAGAATTCAGATACAGATAAGGACACGCATAATCCAGCTGACCTAGGCTTCTGGAAAATGTGGTTAGGACATTATAAGACGCCAGAGGATTATATTAGTTTACGTTTTCTATTAAAGAAACGTGATGTAGTTTATGTTGATAGAAACTATTGGAAACTATATGCATTATTCACATTAATACATTTAATAATCAGCCCGTGGTTAGTTGTATGGCAAGCATTTAACTTTACTCACATGTGGGTAGCACTTACTTGGTTAAACTTCTCAGCACACAAAGAGGGTGGGCCTGCTAGATTAGGTGGCTTTTCAAACATCTGGATGATGGGAGAGGGATGTCACGACATACATCACAAGTATTCAGCAAGACTTGATATGTCACGTGATGACCTAACTGATTGGGCTGGTAAATATTATATTCCAATGTTATTGGCTAAGAAATGAAAGTATTAGAAACATTCACTGGTGCAGAGGGTTACGAATTTAAAGTAGTAGAATACGATAGCACATTAAAAGCAGACTTAGAAGAATTCTGCGATAAGTGTGGTGATGCAGGTATACTAAATAATGCTAGTCTCAAAGCATTGAAGTTTGGCAAATGGGGTTCACAAGAGAACTGGTGGTTTGTTTATCACGAGGATAAGATAGTATCAATGGCAGGTGCACATTACTTGCCACATGTACATGATACATGTTATATGATAAACTATAGATTGGCAACACTACCTGAGTGGCGTAATATGGCAGACGATAGACAGAATACTAGAAGAATGTATCATGAGTTTGGATTTGCAAGATTAGTTCCTTTTATGGTAGATTGGGCACATGAACAAGGAGCCACAGATTGTGTGGTTACAACAGCATCACAAGACCACAGTGAAGATAGAAGTGGCACGATGCACAAGATATGGAGATTTGCTTATGTGGCATGGCCACACGAAGATAAGCTAACTCTATTACATAAAGATTTCCCATTGTATGGGATTAAGCAAGATGTTTGGAAGTTTAATTGGAGAAACTTTAGAACAGGAGAGAGGATAGAAAAACATGATTAAAAGTCTACTAGAAAAATATACTTATGGTTGGAAGATGCGAACACTATGGATTGTTTTGCACCTGGTATTACTCTTTAGTATTATAACCGCACCAGAGTATTTTTGGTACTCGTTTGCATGGGGTTGTATAACAACTATGATAGGTGGATTTGCAGGTTGGCACAGATATTGGGCACATAGAAGTTATCAGACTGGAAGGAAACGTCAGGTACTATTGCTCTGGTGGGGCGCATTAGGCTTTCCAGGTAAACCATTAGCAACGATAGGTGGACATAGATTACATCACAAATATTCCGATGTAGAAGGTATGGACATACATAGTCCAAGAGAAAAATCATGGTGGGAAAACTTAATGGGTTTCTATGAAGACTTTCCTCCTGAACGTAGAATTTTTAAAGACTTATATATGGATCCGCAAGTAAGATTTATGCAACGTTATTATTTTCAAATTATTACAGTTGCTATGATTATTCTATTTCTTATCGATCCAATCTTACCGGGATATGTATTAGGTATTACAGGCGTGTATCAATTTTGGGTAGGTACATTTGGTATTGTACATTTACTACACATATTTGGTAAGCCAGAACACGATACAGGTGATGATAGTAAGAATAACTGGTTCTTAGCATTAATCACATTCGGTGAAGGTTGGCATAATAACCATCATAATAACAGTTTAAGTTACACTACACAAGAGAAGTGGTATCAATTTGATCCAACAGGATTAATCATCAAATACATTATAGCAACGGATTTAAAATATGACCGTATATATTAACGACCTTTCATGTTTCACGCCCTTCGGTGATTTACAGGAAACATGGAAAGGAGTTACCAATAACAAAGTAGCATATGGGCCAATTACAAAGTTTGACCCAAATGAAAGTAGATGGACACGAAGCAAAGTAGCTGGAGAGTTTCATTTCGATGCAAAAGAATATCCTATCATAACTGAGTCAGAACGTGATAGACTTCCAGAATCAAATCAATGGGCTTTAGCATTAGCAAGTCAAATAAACTTAGATGGATTAGATAAAAGTCGTACAGGTGTTATTGTATCTCCGGGCTTCTCTATGTACTTAGAAATTTTACAGTCAAATAAGGAAAATGCTGATAACATTTATCACTATTGTCCTGATATGATTGCACATAATATAAACATGAAATATGGTTTAACTGGTGCTAGTGCAATGACCTTGACTGCATGTAGCACAGGCATCTATAGTGTTATATGGGCGGCCATGATGATTGAAATGGGTATGGTAGATAATGTAATAGCAGGTTCTGTAGATAAAACTATACACCCAGATGCATTCAAACAGATGGGAAAACTCAGAGCCTTATCAACCAAATATAATGATACACCAGAAAAAGCATCAAGACCTTATGATACTCAACGTGATGGATTAGTATTAAGTGAAGGCGGTGCGTTATTCTTATTGAGTAAACATAAGACGGACAATACAATATGCGAGATTGATGGTTATGCTATCAATAATGATGCCTATCAAACTGTTGCTCCTCATCCTGACGGCAAGGTTGTACAAGAATGCATGAAAGATGCTTTAAAAGACACAACACCTAGTCTTATTAATGTACACGGAACATCAACACCTATGGGAGATTATGCGGAACTAGATGCTATCAATAGATTAGGATTACAGGATGTACCCATAGTTGCTAACAAATCACAGTTAGGACACTGTATGGGCGCCGCTGGTTCTGTAGAACTTGCTATGTCTATTATGTCTCTAAAACACGCTATTATACCGCCTACGGTGAACGTAGAAGCGTTTGAAGAAGGTTATAGTCCAAACATACGTAGTAAGTCAGAACGTGCAGAAATAACCTCTGTATTGTGCAATTCTTTCGGTTTTGGTGGCACAAATGCTAGTATTTTGATAAAATAATTAGTTTTTTATCTCTCAAAAGGTTGACAGGTTGTAAATCTGTAGTATAATATAAGTATATTAACAATAAAGAGAGACCAAATGATAACACTAAAATCGCTAAAAAATGACTATATAGTAAACATTAGACCTGTTGATGCTCCAGCTGGAGAAGTTGACCAATTATCAGTGTTTGCTTATGATAGTGACCATGCTAAAGATATCATACAAAAGATATTGGACAGAGGTGTTAGAGTCCCTATGTTAGGAAAAGATGTAGAATATATGGTGGAAAGTGTATATGTTCCTGGTTCAGATGAATATGCTACTAAGCCGGTAGAGCATAATAGACCTTCTGCTCATATTGGGAGTGCTTACATTGTCTAGTCTATCAAATGTGTCATTGCCAGTTAAATACGTAAAAGGCAATAGGGATGGTAAATATCATAAGATTACTACAAGTGATATGGATTATTACACTAAGTTTGCTTTAACCAGGGAACAACTAATTAAAGAACGTAATGCGATTAATGAAGTATTGAAAACTTGACAATACAGCGAATCGTGTTAATATGTATACATAATGAAAGATAAAGGTAACGTTCACATGCAAGTATCAAATCAGAAAACAGTTGATGAAATAGTAGATGATGTATTGAAAGATGCAGGCATTGAAGTAGATGAAAATTCAGAAGAACCCGTAGTATTCGAATACACTGACCGAGAAGTAAAAGAAATGATTGTCGGCGGTCGAGTACGTATGCTTATCAAACATCCGTTCTTTGGTACACTTGCTACACGATTAAAACTAGTTGAGGCAGAATGGTGCCCAACAGCCGCAGTTGATGGCAAACATTTTTATTATAACTGTGATTTTTTCAGAACTCTAACACCGGAAGAGATTGACTTTGTAGTAGGTCATGAGGTTCTTCACTGTGTATATGACCATTGTGGTGAGGGCGGTCGTCTATTCGATTTTGAAGAGGAGGATCGTGATGCTCAACTTTGGAATGTAGCCGCTGACTATAAAGTTAATCAAGGTTGTGTTGAAAGTAGAATTGGTGTTATGCCAAAATCTGCACTATTCGATCCTAAGTATCATGGTAAATACACTGAGGAAATTTATCAACATCTGAAACAAACAGGTCAAGGTGAAGACAAAAAAACACTTGACCAACATATCATGGGTAATGGCAATGATGAAACAGGTGGCACAGGTGGTAACGATCCTACAGGACGTAAAGCGCCTATCAAAATTTCTAAACAGGAAGCAAAACAACTTAAAGACCAAATGAAACAGGCTGTTATTCAAGCGGCTCAAACTGCTGGTGCTGGTAATATGCCTGGTGATATCAAAAGACTTGTTAAGTCTATGACAGAACCTAAAATGGATTGGCGACAGTTACTTAATACATCTATTTTAAGTTTACTTAAATCAGATTTTACATGGATGCGTCAATCAAGGAAATCTAGGTCTATGGGTGTTTATCTTCCAGGTCAAGACAATGATACTATGGTTGACTTAGGTATCGGACTTGATGTTTCAGGTTCTATTGATAATAAAATGTTAGCTGACTTCATGGGTGAAGTTGGAGGCATCATGCAACAGTTTCAGGACTTTAGACTTAGAGTTTGGACTTTCGATACTGAGGTTAATGAATTTTCATTCAAGGAGTTTACTCCGATGAACCAAGAAGAAATCAAAGATTATGAAATCGTTGGTGGAGGTGGTACTGATTTTGAATGTAACTTTAACTTCATGGAACAAAACGATATCAATCCTGATAAGTTTGTAATGTTTACTGATGGATACCCATTTGGTAGTTGGGGTAATCCAAATTACTGTGATACACTATTTGTAATTCATGGCAGTGACTCAATCGTCCCACCGTTCGGTGAACACGCTTACTACCACAAAGAAGCCGCATAAATACTAGGGAGTATAAAACTCCCTTTTCATACGAGAATAAATATCATTAATGAGCGATACCTTACTACTAAATGCGGACTACAAACCTTTATGCCTCTCGCCACTTTCTACTTTAACATGGCAAGAAAGTATTAAACTCATTTGGTTGGATAAAATTAATGTATTAGAATGGCATGATGATTGGGAAGTACATTCGCCTAGTCATACTATGAAAGTTCCTGCCGTAATTGCAGTACGTGAATATGTATCCCAAGATAGAGAAGGTATAAACTTTTCACGTAAAAATGTATTCATACGTGACCATTACACTTGTCAATATTGTTTGGATTCTTTTAATCATAAAGACTTGACTTTGGACCATGTTAAACCTAGATCCAAAGGTGGTAAGTCTGGTTGGGAAAATATGGTGACGGCATGTAAAAAATGTAATACAACTAAAGGCTCACGTACTGATATTAAGCCAGTCAAAACACCAATCAAACCAAATTTCTTTAGTTTAATGGCTCAAAAGAATTTTACAATGAAAGTCAGGCACCAGGTTTGGCTCAGATATCTGGATTGGCCGGAAGAATACGTGAAAATTATAGCATAATTTCAAATAAAGTATTGACTTCGTTCCCTCAATTTGTTATAATAGTAGTTGAATAATTAAGTTATTCTATTATATATAATAATCTAATGTCAAAGGAGTATACAACAATGACAGAAGCAAACAAAAATCCAGAGGAAGTTCAATCAGAACAACCTTCGGTAACAGTAAATGACTTGGTTAATATTTACAATATTATTGACTTAGCATCAAAGCGTGGCGCTTTTCAAGCCGCGGAATTATCATCAGTTGGAGCAATCGCCAACAAAGTGAAGGCATTCGTTGACCATGTCCAAGCACAACAAAAAGCGGCGGCGGACGCGGCTGGTGAGGCGGCAGGAGAACAACCTGCTGAAACTACGGGCGAAGGTTCGGCTAGTTAAATGGCAATTACTAAACACATTGGTAGACATAAAGGCACAGGTCAACGCCTAAGTGTAGTCTTTATGCAAATACCAGAAGACAAGGAACATGCTCTAGTAGTTTACTCGGACATGTTGCAAGACAAATTCCATGATGATTTTATGGCGGCTATCGTATCGCCAGAAGGCCAAGCGGCAAATTCATTGCATGAGGCACTTCAACGTAAAACATTTTGGAATGGGGAAACAATGTTAGAATCACTACATACCAGAGGTCACTTGAAAAAGGTACCAGTGGATGCAGTGATAATGCAACCAACTCCGCAAAAGCAAATTCCATTAGGAGATATTCTCGAACAAATGGAAAGGATTGCCGATGGTGCTGAAAGACCAGCAGAAGATGTTGGCGAAATGCCAGGCGAAAGGATTGATGAACAAGTTGCACTAAATAGTGAACAAGATAACAAATCAATCGCACAAAATCTTTTACAGCAGGCTATTCTATTAGAAAATGAAGCTGAAAAGAAACGTGCAGAGGCAGTTAGATATGATCCAACTCTGGCACAAAAGGCGGCAGAAGCCCCTAAACGTGGTAGAGGTAGACCAAAAGGTACTACTAAGGAAGCTATCGCGGCAAAAACAACCTCAGCGGAGATGTAAAACTATGAGTAAGCGTAGTGAAATATTAGATGCAATTACACGTGAACGTGAAAAGCATACAGATATGCCAGGTTCAGAATTAGATATTAAGAACACACCCAATGATTGGGTTGCAATAGCTTCTTACTATCTTGTACAGAACACCCGGAGAGCCACTATGCTTACTCCACCAACAGCGGATGATTATAAAGAAAACCTCATTAAAGCAGGTGCAGTAATCTTAGCCGCAATAGAGCATATTGATTCTATGAAAGACAAGGACGAATTATCATAATGGAATTTGATAGAGAAGGAGAATTCGACCGAGTAATGGAAGAGATATTTCCAGTAAGTATTCCTTCAGCTTTTGTTAAAAGCATAAGTGTTAAACTAGCGAACGGTCAGCATGTCGTCCTCAAAGGCGATGAGTTACTAAATCCTTTACCTGTTGCTAATGATTTTAGTTGGGATAGACTTGTAGAGCAATTCGATGCAATAGAAGATATCCAAGTATTCATTGATATGCCTGCTATTAGGCAAAACGTAGTAATGAATGTGAAAAAGATACTAAATAATCATTTCATAGAGTACTTAGAAACTAAGTCCAATAAGAAACAGGAGAAGGATGATGGCGACTAATATGATTCTCGCCGCTGATAGTTACGGTGGCATTGGTTATAACAACGATTTACCTTGGGCTAAAATCAAACGAGACTTGAAATGGTTTTCGGAACATACTACAGATAATGTAGTTGTTATGGGTTCAAATACATGGAAAAGTTTAGGCAAAATAGCCCCACTTAAGAATAGAATTAATTACGTAATAACATCTAAGAGTATGGATGAATTCACAGGTGCCCATGATTTATATGACCATACAGAATATTCATTAGAAAATATTGTTACTGCAATTCAATCAAGACACCCTAGTAAAGAAATATTCATCATTGGTGGTAAACACTTATACGATGATGCTTATAAATTTTGTGATAAGATTTATTTGACAAGGATAGATGGTGTTCATTCAGTGGATACTACATGTGATATAACAACTTATTTAAAAGATTATACACAATTAACAGCAAGTAAAGAATTAAACCCACACCCGGAACCCCATTGTACATTTGAAGTGTGGCAGAGAATTGAATAGCTTTAATAATCTTTTCGATGGTGATAAAGAACCAGAAACAACTTTTAAACAATGTTCCAAATGCAATGAGATATTGGAATCTGACAATTTTAGTTGGGGAATAAACTTTGGTATACGAAAACAAAGACACGAATGTAAAAAATGCGAAAAGCATTTACAAACAGTCAGAGCCAGACTTAGAAAACAACACGTAAGACCTGCTAAAGATTTTTGTTGTCCTATATGTTTAAAGAACGAACAAGAGTTACAAGGGATAGGCGGAAAGAATCGCAGTGTTTGGTGTGTAGACCATGACCATGATACAGATGAATTCAAAGGTTGGCTATGTCATAAATGTAACAGAACACTTGGTGGATTTTATGACGATATCGATATGTTAAAACGGGCTGTTGTATATGTTGAAAGAGTAAATAGAAAAAGTAAAATGAGGAATAAGAATGTCTAATTGGAGTGAAGAAGAATATTTAGAACTGCTATACTATGTTATCAACCAAGGAGAACTAAGAGACCAAGAAAGAACTGGTACCGGAACTCGTAGTAAGTTTTTTTCACATTTAAACTTTGAATTAGAAGCTGGATATCCCCTACTAACTACAAAGAAAGTAAACTTTAAAGCAGTACTCAGTGAACTACTTTGGTTCTTAGAAGGTTCCAGTGATGAACGTAGACTAGCAGAAATTCATTATGGTAAACCTAGAGAAGAACTTATAGACAAGAATACTATCTGGACTGCTAATGCAGATAATCAAGGCAAAGACTTAGGCTTTACTAACACTGATACAGAAAAGAACTTAGGACCCGTATATGGCGTCCAATGGCGCTCATACAACGGTGCTAGACGTAGAGTTGACCAGATAGCTGAACTAATAAAAGGTATTAAAGAGAATCCACAATCACGTAGGCATATTCTTAATGCATGGAATCCAAGTGATATAGATATGATGGCTTTACCTCCATGTCATACTATGGCACAGTTTTATGTATCCAATGATAATAGATTACATTGTAACATGTACCAACGTAGTGCAGATTTATTCTTAGGAGTTCCATTTAACATTGCATCATATTCTTTATTAACATATATGATTGCACATGTATGCAAACTAGGTGTGGGTGAACTGAATCATATCTTTGGTGATGTGCATGTATATGTCAATCATAGTGATGCAATCAAAACACAATTAGGTAGAACTGCTAAACCATACCCTAAATTAAAAATCAACAGAACTGTAGAATCAATAGATGATTTTAAAATGGAAGACTTTGAACTTGTTGGTTATGACCCGGAACCGTTTATAAAAGCACCAATGGCTGTTTAAAAAGGTATAGTATTTTCCCAAGGTAATCTTTTTGATTTATCTATTTTAGGTTTAGGTAAACAAAACACTAAATGGGTTCTTAGTATTTTACTTGCATTTATGGCTGTGTGTACTTTAGTTGTATCAACTTTATATACACCACCATATGGTATTCTACATACTTTATCATCTATAACCATAAAGCAATCATCATGTGTTACTAGAGGAATATGCAATCTAGGCGTCTTATCTTTATGATAAGTTAAGCATGTCTTCATACCTAACATCATAAATCTACCTCTCAGGACTCCATATTTCTCGTTTAACGCATTAACTACTTCCCCTATGTAAGTATCTTTCCATAGGTCACATAGTAAATCAAACTGTTCCTCTTGTAATATTACGTCACGCACTTTAGGACCAGAGTTTTCATAATCTTTCTCAGGAAAATAATCATCCCAATCATATATCAAACTACCACAACTATCTAATAGTTGCTTCTCCCCTTTAATACCTTCTCTGCATTGAACTGCTATTTGTTTTTCGTTATCGATAAGTTTCTGTTCTATTCCTAATCCTTTAAACTCACCTAAAAGTCTTTTGTAATTAAAATCTATATCTAATTTTTCTACACTCATTCGAAATCCTCATACTTCTTGTCATGTTCTTGCAATGCATAAGACAGGCATAATCTATTAATATACCCATCCCTTTCAAAGTGTTTGTGTTCTTCCTTGTTGCTTATGCCAAATATAACACTATCACTTGGTTCTATCTCTAGTTTTTTGCATAACTCAACTTGCTTATCTCTGTATTTATTACACATATAGTCAGGACTGAACGCTTTCATTAATTCTGAATGTATTTTCATTCCTGCCATTTGTGTATAGTAATGTTCATTCTGTAACTGCAATGGTGTCTGTTCACGTAATTTCTTATATAGAATGCCTGTACGCAGGCCGCCAGTTGAAAATGTTTTACTAAAGCTAAAAGCTACATGTGTAATACAATCGTAGCTTAAATCCAAGGCCTCGACTTCTGAGACACCAAACAAGCAACAGTCTATAAAAACTTCACAATTTTTCTTCTCGCATATACGCATAATCTTACTCCAATCATGGTGTACATTTCCTGTAGCACTAAATGGATAGCTTATGATAATAAACATATTTTCTTCTATATCTGAGAAAGATTCTAATACAGGTATTCCTAAGTCCTTATGATACGTGTACTCGCCTCTGAATACGTTTAAGTCTACTGCATTTTCATAGAAGTCTGTGAATGCATCAGTGATGCCATTGGTTACTAATCGTATAGGAAACTTATCTAACCCTTTTATCTTAAACTTTTTACTAGAATGTATCCACTTGTCATATTGTTCTATGAATGCCATTTGGTCATGTAGTATTGAAAAGTCATAAGAGTCATTAAAGATATTAACTGAACTTCCTACTTTAATAACATCTTCATCTACAATAGCTTTTGCTTTACGAATAGCCTGTTGTCTATTCTCACAATGTCTTGTAAATAAATCTATCTTATCCAATCTTTTCATTAGGGTATATCCTGACCATTGAGCCTGGTGCACGTTTAGGTATCTTGCTATCCGCACTTGATACGCAACTCTCACTGATACATACTTTAGGTGCGTCAAACAACTTGAACCCACTCTCTACATATCCTAGAGGCTCATCCGAACAACTGTATGAACGCTTGATAGAGCCATCAGGTTCTCTAATAATAATACCTTTAAACCCACTCGTACAATCCCAACCTTTGAACTTATTAAAGTTAAAAGCATTGAAACGTTCTGCTTGGTCCATGTACCATTTCTTTCCCTTGCTGTCTTCAAACTCTACTTGCATAATTGGTGGGACACCTTTATCATCACCATTCATTATGTCTTGGTTCCACATAGTTTTCTTTGGCTTAGGTCTTATAATCTTTTTGCCTGTTGTCTTTTGTAAATCATCTGTGTATGCACGTTGAGGCATACCATTCTGCATAATTTCTAATTGCTTCTCTGTATATCCCTTTACAACGAAAGACGCTGTAGGGTCACTCTGTGGCTTTAGAGTAACGTTTATACCACGATTATGAAAGTACAATGCATTCTCCCAATCAACGTCAAATCTATCTGGTACTAAAACCATATTGATTGTTACTTGTACATCATATTCCATGCATAACAATAGTTTATCTGCAAACTCTACTTTGTCCGCAAACTCTCTATGAAATGATGCAGTAATACTGGCACGGTGTACTTTGCCTACAATCTCGCAATACTTTTTAAACCAATCCATTTTACGAGATATATTTGAGGTCATGTGTACACTAGTATAATTACAGTTAGGGACGTCATTAGCCAGATGCTCCAACATGTCAAGGTATCCTGGATGGAATGTAGGCTCACCTCCACTTAAACTAAAGTGAAAACTATTAAATCCATTAGCACGTGCTTGTCTCTTTATTTCATCAATAGTTGCTAAACACAATTCTGTAGGTCTATGGTCTTTTCTATCTGACCTAGCATAAGGCCAACAATAACTACACTTGTAGTTACAGAAACGACCTAGTAACCAAGATACTGAAAACAAATCTCTATATAATAGAGTACGTTGTCCTACTTTGACAATATCATCAAATGGTATCTGAGTAAAGTCATATTGTGACCACTTGAGAGAGTCTTTATCTATATTATCCATATTAAACCTTATATTTCTTCATTGCATTATACAACTCTGGTAATTGTTTTTCCATGTTTTCGTTTCTGATTCCATCAAGTTTTTCATTGTATTGCCAGAACTTCTTATTATTTTCTTCTGTGAACCAATCTTCATCATACATGAACTTAATATTATTATCAAGTAATTGGTCCATCTTCATTATAGCCCACTCTTTATTTGCAGGCTTAATCATTCCCATTGCCATAGGGTTCTTCTTAGCAAGTGAATGATAGTCAATGTTATTTACTATTTCTGTTTTGAACTCTGTTCTAAATTCTTCCCATTTGTCTCGTACTTGGTCTTTTACTTCTAATGGTAGAAATCTTGTTGCTAATTCATGTGGTCTATGTATTGGGTGTGCGTTAATAAATGGCTTAGGATTATTCTTTAACATAGGAGATATAACTGCAAAGTCTTGTTCTATCTTCCACTTTAAGAAATCTGTAAAATGAAAAGCATTCAGGGCACCAATAGTAAATGCTATCCAGGCTCTGAAATTCATTTTCTCTAATCCAACTTCATCTAGCCTCTTTAAATTCTTTTCCATCAGTTTTGATTTAAGTGGGTTACGTACATATTCTAATGTCTCCCCTATTCCGTCCATTGATATACCAAACTGAACTTGCTTAAATTGTTTCCATAACTCTAATGCTCTAGGCTGAATGTTAGTTAAGTTAGTATTGTATTCAAGTGTCATTTCTTTTGCTTTATCTACTTCAACACAATACTTTAAGAAATCATAATGTTCTTCAATGATAAGAGGTTCACCACCAACTAGATATACATGTTGCATACCTGATACATTTTCTTTTAGGTTCTCCCAGAAATGGTCTTTCTTAACCCAATCATAATCGTGTGCAACAAATCTGCCTTTATTGTTTTTGTACATTTCAACAATACCATGAGTATCTTTAAACTTATTTGTACCCCACATCTTAACATAATCATCATACCAAGAACTACTATCCATAGGAGAACACATGCGACATTTAAGATTACAGAAGTTACCCAATCTAATATCATAGTAAGTCTGTTTAATATGATTTAAATCAATCTTGCCATCTTCTGAGGTATGTGTTTGTGCTTGTTCTAATGTTATATGTTGAGCAAATCTTTCACCATCATTGATACGTCTGGACTTCATGCCTGCTTTTTCTTCACGTAAACATCTAATGCATTCTGCATGCCATTTGCCTTCAAGCATTGTCTTACGAATATCTTTTGCAAGAGGAGAATTGATTGCATCTGTAATCTTATCTTGTTTAAGATTATAATTTTCACCATTCTCTTTTTTATATATACCTCTTGTAGGCCCTTGATTGGCATGACAACAAACACGCAAATCGCCATTGGCACGTGTTGATATGTTTATCCAAGGTAAGATACAAAATGTATCAGACATGATGAACGCTCGTTTGTTTTTCTTCGTTATCTTTCATTTCTGTGTCCTCATAATTCTTCTTGCTATTGCCTCTAAAGTCTAAATCTTTGCCACATGTTTTACCACATATGAATAGACGTTTGCTCTCGTTACGCCAGCTATCAACTAGGTCTTTTGCATAGTATTCTGTATTAAGTATATCAAAAATTGAGTGCTTTGACAAGTCATTAAAGTCTTTTCCGTACTTATTTTCTAACTCAATTCTGTCATCTATTCTTTTCTGCGTACCTTTATCTTCGCCTACTGTACTATAGTAATGCCCCTGCCAACAACATGGCCACACTTTGCCTTTATAATCTACAAAGATACTTTTATCTCTAGCTGTTTGACAATCAATTTGTGTTGTCTTTACATAGTTATCAAATGTCTTATGTTCTTTTAGTATTGCTTCAAAATTCTTTGTAGTATTAGATGCATCTGTTTTCTTTGGTGCTTCTAATACTGTTTCTTTTTGCATTGGGTCTTTCTTCTGGTGTTGCTTTGATACAAACTTAATCGTTGTTTTCTTTTCTATTGACTCATCTTCTCTAGGAGTATCTGGATCTGCACTATAATCTTTAGGTATTACATAACGATTTGATTTTTTATATCTAAATTTTATAAAACCCATTTCATCTGCTAACTGTCTTGCTTCTTCAATCTGATGTTCATTGTGTGCAAATGCAATATAATCCCATCTAGCAAATCCTCCTGCTCCTATAAATGCTTTCGCATTACGCATGATAATATCCCATTTAGTGTTAACTCTGTATAAGTGATTAGTATCTTCTAATCCATCAATAGCAAAAATAACTTTATCTTGTTTACGCATCATCTTAGCAAGTTTAACCCACCACTCTGCTGGATGCACCCCACCATTTGTACTAAGCGTTACTTGTGGAACACCAGCATCAATGTACATCTTAATAACCTCTTGTAAGTGAGGATACATAATTGGATCACCAAAGTTGCCATTGATAAAAACATGATTAGGCAAGAAAGGTTTCATTTCTTCTAGCATATTATAAAGCAACTGCGGATCTGTATCAACCAATTGCAAATCATCACGTTTCTTTAACACAACTCCGTCATGGTCTAGTCCTGTGGTTCTCGCACACATAGGACAAAGGGCATTACATCTTGAGGTTAACTCTAGGTGTAACACACCAACATCAAACTTAATATATTTTAGTTCTTTTTGCTTCGCCATTTTAAAAATAACTCTTCCGGATATCCATACGCATGATTAATTTCTTCTAGTTTCATTCCCCTAGTAGGAGACCCATCCCAATCTGCACTATGCAATCTAAGATGTTTGTTTTTCTCGCACATTTTATTGACTACATCTTTGTAGCCTGCTCTACGTTCTTCGTATGATAGCAACCATGTTGTATATCTTGTAGTAATATAATTACTACTCCACACCACACTGTCATATCCTTCTTCGTGTGGTTTAATTCTATCTATAAGAGGCTGTGCATTTCTACATAAATCAGCAACACCATATGTGATGTTAGGATTATGTTTTACCTTTTCATGCATTGCGTAGAAGTCTTCCATCGTATCAAATATTCTTAGAATACTTTTCTGATATGCCTCTTTTGCCTTTTCTCTTTCACTATCCCAGTTAGGAGCTTCAAAGTTAAAGTCTTCGTATATTGATATCAACGCTTTATCAGTTTTATACCATTCGTCATGCAAGTAATCTAAGTATTGATTAAAGTCTTGCGGATCCCATTCATTGTGCATCCACTTTCTTGCTTCTAAACTGTTTGCTGATATATCAAAGTAATTAATCCCTACAGTCTCTACATCAGTATCAGGGTTCCAACCATTTAAGAATGCAAATGTTTTAAATCCTGCGGCTACGCTATAGATATTCTTTAGTGGAAACTTTCTAGGAACAAAGTATACATCATTAACTGATTCTGTATTCATAACCCATATAGCATCTGGTGAGCGTTTAACTGTGTAACTCTGATATTGTAAGAATTCTTTTTTGCTATCTCCTAGGTTGCTTTCCTCTGGTTTAAACTCTGCACATCCTTCTCTAAAGAATTTTTTGAACTCTTCCTGTTCCTCTTTAATCTCTGGATACAAGTATGTCTTAGTCTTACGTGCCTGTTCATCAAAGTTTCTTACTGGTAGTCCTGCCTCTAAACTCTTTGCAATTAAGTTCCAACCAAAGCCTGTTCTGTTAATTGTCTCTTGTGCGGGCCCCGGTGCCAAATATTTAGGTGTATGACCGTCGTGGAAGTTTTCCATGCTACGAATAGCTTGTCTAACTTCGTGTTGTTTAACTCCAAAGTCCCCAAACGCTGGTCTACCCATAGCTTTCCACATAGGATAATTGATAACAAAGCATTGTTCGTGTAATCTAAACCATCGGTCTTTGTGTTGTTCGTCAAGAATATGTCCCATCAATAGGAATTTATTTGCCTTTGCATCTTCTAACCAATCATAGTTACAATACTCTCTGAATAAACTATATCCATGCTCCAATGGTTGCCACGTGTCATATAGTATATTACCATATGCCTGAACTACTAGAAGGACAATATCTTCTTCGTTTGGATCGTTGGCTAAGTCTGCTAATATCTTATCAACTGAATCTTCTTCGTAAATCTTATGTCGATAATGACTATAATTATTTCTAAGAAAATTGTAAGTAATTTGTCTATTATAGTTTGATACTTCTTCATCGCCAATAGTTTTAGATGTATCTAATACTGCACATCGTATTGCTTTAATAAAATTGGTTGAGCGTTGATGGTCTGTGTGTTTATTCATTAATTTTATTCCAACTGTTTAACATAATATCTTCATAACCTCTACCACCATACTGCCCATGAACAATCATATGAACTCTAACTTCATCTGTATCATTCATCACTGCATGTTGGTGTCCTACATTCATCTTAATCATCTTACCGGGCTTCCACGGAACATATGCATTATCATCAATCATTTTAAAATAACAATGCTCAGGATTGTTTAGCGATATATTCAATGGTCCTAGCTTATTGTGTTCATAATCATTGTGAGGAGTAATGTATCCTCCTGGTTCTAAGTACATATAACGAACTCTATCGAATGACATATAACCTGGGATAGACTTAATCATTTCTACTGTCTTAGGACATTTATCTGCAATCTCTGTCCAATGATATGCTTCTCTTACTTCTTCTTCACTTTTAAAATCGAAACCCATAGCTTTAACATCTTTACTATCCCAATGCTGAGATACATGTTTACCTAAACCATGTAATGTTAAACTACGCCAGCCTCTGTGTCCGTAATCATCAGGGTTACTTTCATCGTAATCATTTTTTCTATGTTGAATAGCTTCATCGTATACTGCCATTGCTTCATCGTAACATGCTTTCCAGTCAAACTTCGGTACATCTAATACTAACCAAGGGATACCTGACTCATGTGAAATCCATTTTACTTTTCTGAATCTTGCTGACTCTGGAAATCTAGGTTCATTCATCAATGCATCTACAAATGTATCTGGTACTGTATCAAAACTATAACTATGCCTATCCTTAAATTCTTCGTTAATTATATTTGGATAATTAATTGTCAATGTCCAACTCCTGCTGATTTACGTGAAAACCGTTGTCTTCTAATTCTTTTAATAGTCTGTCATCAAACTCACCATCCCAATCTTCTCCGTCATCTGGAGTCCAATCTAGCAATGGTGCCATCTCTGGGAATACATCTCTGAAATTAGTCTCACGTATCCCATCCATTTTGTTAATATATTCAATAAACTCTGGCATACGCTGTCGTGACCAGTCACCGCTCTCTGAGAACTGCAACATACCTTGTAATCTTTTCACACCATATGATGCTTGGCGCCAATCTTCATATGTTACTGGTGTTAGTGAACCTTTAGTACATAACTCCCAGTTTTCTTCTAACCATTTGATGAAGATATCATATTTCTTATGTGTCATTTCTTTGAACCAGTTAGGAAGAACTTTAACGTTTAGATGAGGTGGGTGATAAACAAAGTGATAGTTAATCATACCTGCACCTAGCGGCCATAAGTTAATCTTCTTAAAGTTTTGTTCTAGTTTCCACTTAACAAAGTCTGGTAAGTAATAAATGTTTAGAGCCTGAACTGCACATGCTACTGTAACTTCTACATTAGGTCCTGTGTTGTCTAATAGATGAAACTGCTTTACTGTGTGTTCCCATTCACTTGGATAACGAATATAATCATTCATTACACCAATACTATCTACTGAATAATGAAAACGTACACGCTTGAACTGTTTCCACAAATCAAATAAACGCTGTGGCATTTCAAGTCCATTTGAATTATAACGCAACTCAATACCAGGAGCATATCCTCTTTCGACAACTTCTTCTAGCAACGTGTAATGTTCTTCAATAATTGTTGCTTCTCCACCAGCAAAGTATAATTGTTTCATGTGTGGTATTTGGTCATACAACTGATCCCAGAATGCATCATTCTTTTTATGCCAGTTATAACTTGCACCATCAATCTGGCCTTTATTGCCCCATTGCATAGTTTCTTTCAATGACTCATTTTCAATACTAGGATGTAATTTAATCCAATCTTTTACCCACATTGAACTGTCGTGTGGTGAACACATGATACATTTCAAGTTACACTTCGACCCAAGTCGCAAATCCAAGTAACGAATCTTTGGAGGGATAGAACCATCTTCTGCCGTCTCGGCGATAACCTCTTCCATATCTACTCTGCGTGACCAGTATTCTGTTTCCCAATATCTTTTTGACATGTGGCCTGCGTCTTCCTCTTTGTAACATTTCATACAACTAGGAGGCATTTCGTTATTAAGCATTTGCTTACGCACATTCTTCATGTAATCATTATTCCAACTTGACATCAAGTCGCTGTGATTTAAGTTTGCAGGTTTACCATCAGCATTTTTTAGAACACCAACTTCTCCGCCGTGTTCTTTGTCATTAGTAGGACCAACTGAACTCGCATTAGCTGTACAACAAACACGCATATGTCCATTAGGTCGTGTGCTTAGATGTACCCAAGGCAAAAGGCAGAATGTCTTTGTTGGAGCACCTGTTCTACGTTGAAATTCTTCTAGGTTTTTCTCTAATTCTGGATTGTTTTTCTTGGTCATACTGTATTTATTTCACCTTAAATTTCGTTACTTCTGTGTCAGATACGCAACTGCACCACGTTTGTGGACATATTCTGCCATCAGTTGGAAATACTATTTCGTCTGGTTTGTTTATGTTACCATGAGACAAGTGTAAGAAACAACTGTTACCACTTGTTACTGTTCCATTTAAATTAACAACCAATGCTTCTATTCCAATCATACATTTCCAGCCCTTCCAAGAGTTATGTCCTTGTTCCATTATGTGATTTGCATTATCGAACACTTCTGATTTGCCCGTCTTAGTGTTTATATATCGCATTTGCTTACCAAAGTTCTTTCTTTTGAACTTCTTTATTGTCATTATATGCTCATATTCATTTTCAACTGCGTCATCTATCTCTTGCCGATACTTTGTCTGTCCATCCCATTGTCTTAATTTATCAAACGCACCTTCTGGATATACAAATGTATTATCACTGCCTAATGTTTCTTGTAATGCTTTCGAATTATGAACTATGCACTTAGAATTCTCATGGTAATATTGAGCCGCTTCATAATTTAATTCTATTAACGGAGGATATATAGCTGACTGAATAGAACATATCGTTCCCTTGTCAGTAAGTATGTTTGATACCTCTGTTATATGTTTATAGTCTGCACTTTGTGGATGATAACTTATAATAACTTCATCGAATATGTTTGCATTCTTCTCCCACCATCGTAGGGTTCTTGAACCGTTAGTCAATATTCTTACACTAGCATTTGGGTCGTATGCTTTCATCTTATGAAATACTTCCTCAAACTTAGGCCAGACAGTAGGTTCACCACCTAACAAGTTCCATAGTATTCTCTTACCAGGAGCAACAACTCTATAATGGTCTGTTAATCTTTTAGTGAACTTTAGAAATACATCTACCTCAGGCCAAGGCTGACTGCCGTCATGAAAGTAATCATCACAATAAGTACAGGCATAGTTACAAGTATTCCCCATCATCCAATCAACGATAATATAATCATTCCCAGCAATAGGCTCGTATCTGTCATACATATCGTGGTATGAAGTATCTGCTTTCATCCTGAGTTTTAATTCAGCCATTATTTAAACTGCTCCGCAAATGCATCAAACTGTTTTCCACATTTTTGTGAACATACCATTGGTTTACCTGCATGTGTATTTGGTTTACCCCAACTATCAACAAGTCTTTTAGAAAAGTATTCATTGCCCAATACCTGTTTGACTCCATGTTCCTTTGCATTGAACTCATCTTTGCCGCCTGATTGTTGTATCAATTCCCATACTTGGTTCTCGCCAGGCTTCTGCCACCATTTATACATACTGCCTGCTACCCAACAACAGGGCAAAATTAAACCCTCTGCACTAACATATATGCTTTTCTCTGCGGCTACTTTGCAACTTATTTCTACATTATCGAAATAGTTTTCTAATGACCCATGTTCTTTTTTAAGCACTTCAATCTTTTCTAGTGCTTTATTTTGATACTTAACTTCCTTAGGTTTCTGTAGTAACTGCGTTGTTCCGCCTTTTCTATTCATAGCTTGGTGTTCATCTTTGCCAACTTGTTTCATCGTTGAAAAGAAACGTCCGGTCTTTTTAGGAATAAACTTCTTAAACCCTGTCTTCTCTGCTAATGCTCTTGCCTCTTCTACCTGATGTTCGTTGTGTTCAAAGATTAAATAATCCCAATGTGCTTTGCCACCTGCTTCGATAAATGCTACTGCATTTTCCCACGCTATATCCCAATTAACATTCTGTCTATATAAATGATTAGTGTCACCCAATCCATCAAATGAAAACTTAACATAACTCCAGTTACCCAATGTCTTGGCTAACTCTCTCCACCACTCTGGCTTCTTCGCTCCGGCATTTGTATTCATACCAAGAGTAAGTTCTTTCTTGCATGAACGAAAGTATTGAAATACTTCCAGTGTTTCTTTTGCAACAATTGGATCTCCAAAGTTGCCACACATATAAATTCTATCTAACTGCTTCACAAACTCTGGAGGCATCATCTTTCTGATATCTTTTAATGTTAATTCATGTAGTCCAAGGTTAGGATTATCAGCCCCACCGTGTATATTTCTATCACACATAGGACATGCCGCTTGGCACTTCTCAGTAATTTCCAAGTGTATTACTCTTACATCATCATAACTGTAAATCATTATAATCCTTTTTAATAACTTCCCAAACTTCTGGTACAAAATCTTTGATATGCTGTTCTCTAACTTTATCAAATCTTTTAGTTGCTCTTGCAAGATGCAATGGAGAATATTCTTTATCGTCTGACTGGGCATAAATCAATGCAGGCATAACTCGTTCAGCATATACGTCATCCCATTTATTAAATCTCTCAATCAATTCTTCTAAGTATGGTATTCTTATACTAAGAGGAATGCTTCGTATCGAATCCCATTCAGGAACTCTTAAAACTTCTGGTCTAACTGTGACCCCTAATTCTTTTGCCCACACGACTGTATCATATAAATTAAATAGATTGTAGGCTTGCAACGTAAAACTTATTTCTGATACGTTTTTACGTGATTTTAATTTATCTCCACGTGCAATATTGTGATATATCTTTATAGTTTTATTTATTGTTGAGAACTTCACTGGTGTTCTAATATATTCTACTACTTTGCCTATACCGTCGATACTATAATTAAATGATATCCTTGAGAACTTAGATAATTTATCTAAGAACCTTTTATTATTATTCGTACAGTTTGTTGTAAAATGTATTGGAACATCAAAGTATTCTTTATCAATAAGAATATCTAAAAATTTATCTACTTCTGGCATAATTGTTGGCTCACCACCTAGGAACTTAATTCTCTCTCCTTTATCAGCCGCTTGTAACAAGAACTCAATATTGTATTCATTCTCTAACACATTTGATTTTCTTATAATACCATCACCTAACATTGGTTTCAGTATTACTCTATTATCTTTTATTTCTTTCTCCATCTGTGAACTTGATATAGGTCCACACATACGACATTTTAGATTACATAAATTGCCTGGTCTAATATCTAAATCCAAAGGAGCATTGTATTGATTTCCTGTTTCAACATTTGGTTGAATCTTTGGATTATACATAGCATTGAAATTCATTCTATCGCTTCTGCCACCTGCATCTTCTATGTCATAACACTTCGCACAAGTACTAGGTCTCTCATTACGTAGAAATCGTTTTCTAAACTCTTGGTAGTAATCATTGCCCCAACGTTTTTCTAAATCTAAATCTAAGTCATCTGTTACTAAACTATTTTCACCAGACATACAACAAACTCGTTGGCCTTCATTACTGTGAACATACATATGAGCAAATGGAGCCGCACAAAAATTACTAGTGTCGCTCTTGCCATCTTGGTGTTCCATTAGCAATTTCTTCAAGGCTTGCCTTGCTTCTACCTTTTCTTTGTTTATGTAGTCTCTGACCCGAGCATTTTTCACTTATTTCTCTCCGATAATCATATAACGGTTATAATACTCTAATGCTAATGTTCCTCTGAATAATTCTTTTGACATGTTTAGTTCTTTAGCCCAACTATCAACATCTGTTTTAGTATTAACAACAGTTTCGTCATCATGTTCAATAAAATCATTATTTTGTAATATCACTAGCGTTCCTTTTGGAATAGCATTCCACCATTTATCAAATTCTGCAATATGCTCACAACTAGTATTGATAACACATGTTGGTTGTCCAATTGTATGTGTCGTATCCATAACTTCGAACTTTACTGCATCACTGTATTTATAATGTTTTATCGGTAGTGTTTCTTCTGAGAATTTTAAGTCTGCGACATCTTTAACAAATGCTTTGAATTTCATTTGGTCAATGATATATTCTTTATTAAGTGTGTCTGCTGGATTGTCCGTACTTGGATCTATATCAAAACTGTATATATTTCCTTCAATCTTGCAACGTTCAAATAGCAACGCTGGTAGAACACCATACCATCCTGCACATGTATATATTGTTTTACCCAAATCAATTTCATAATTATTTACTATATCTGTTAACCATAATTTAGATTGTAATTGCCCTCTACTGAATGCATCAGTTAATGCATCGCCTTCAAAACGATTAATCATCTTTTTCATGTTCATAGGAATAGTATACTTTCCCTCAGTGATGGTATGTGCTAATTCAAATATCTTTGTCTTAAATATTGTTGCACTTTTAACTTGTGAAATTTCTTCATTTGATTCATCGAACCCTTGAATAACTTTGAACAATAAAAATAAGTCTGGGTCTGTATCAACTGCAATAATATTTTTTAATGCACTAAATATTTCATCATCAGGATATTCAATATTCATTATTACTCTGAATAATAATTCAGTTTGTGATTTAATAAAGTTATGATTACCACATACATTTTTTAATGCACCTAACCCTTCCTCATCATCGATTAATTTCTCTAATATATTAAACAATAAGAATATTAAATCTCTATCAAACTCGCCATCTTCGGCACAAACGATATTTTTTAAATCGTCCAAGGCATCTGTTTCATTTGGGTACATCCCATTTAAAACTCTGAAAACAAGATACATTGATTTTCTATCAATAGTTTCACATGCCATGAAGTTACGTAATGCATCCAATGAATCTTTGTCTTGAGATATTTTGTCTAACACTTTGAACAGGACGAATGTGTTATCACAAACTTGTCTCTCATAAACAAGATTCATTAGAGCATTCATGTTTGCTCTATGTTTCTTACCTAAGAAGTAAGAAGATAAAGTAAACACGCTACTGAGTTCCTCAGTATTGACAATTCTTTCTAACTCAGATAGCATCGGTCTACTATTCCCATAAAGTAGATTTAGTCTATCTGCAATTTCATATGGCTTCATTACTTAAGCCCCATTTTCATAAAGAATTGTTTATCTCCAACTGTAATCACTCCGCTGTATTGTTCAAATGACATCGGAAATCTTAAGTTGAAATTTTGTGAACTTGGAAACGGCCTTGGCACATCACCAGTTTCACCAACTACTATTACTCTTTTTGTATCTGGAATCATTTCATACCAATCCTGGAAATTAGTTAAATGACTAACACTACAATTAATAATAGTACCTGGTATCTCTTTGTAAGGTGCTGAAAGTTTTCCACTCTGCAAACGTGTTTGAAATTCATTTTCAATGTAATTAATATCAAATAAATCCTGAGTGTTTGCTTTGAACCTCCAGTCTTGTAGTAATTCTTTCTTATGTAATTCATCTGCCAAGAATTGGCCAGTACCATTGATATCAAATGAACGAATATTTTCAAAACGCATCTTCGTATCTAATAGCATAGAAGCCAATAGGCCTATACCACCACCTAGTAGATATACTACGCCAATGTATTTCTGACCATATACATAAATCATTTGCTGTATAATCCAACTATACAACTGTGCATTTTCTTTATTAGCAAACGAACTGATATCTACATTCGGATAACTATAAATCATATCTTTAAATCTATCTACGATTGCATCATTATCCGTTAACTTGACATGTGCTAAAAACTCCATTGCACATCTATAATTATATAATTGCTGGCTGACGTTTTCTTTTGAATAATCGACTGCCATAGTTTGATAATCATAATCTTTTGCAAGTATATCTCGTTTAATCTTTCTACGTTTTCCAGGTGTAGATGTTATTTTAATAGCTTCGCTTTCAGGTATATCTTGTACTACTTCTGAACTAATATCCACTGATGGGTCTTTGCTATCATAAAGGTCGTCTGACTTTGTTATTTTACTTTTATCAAATCTGGCCTTCCGTCTTTCTTGTATTTTACTCATCGTTAAAGTCCTGTTTAAATTGTTTAGTCAACCAATCATAGTCATTGATTAGTCCTAATTTTTCTGGGTTGCCCGCATTTTCACTTCCAAACTTTCTGCCTGCGTTTGCACCTGCTATTGAATACTTACCATAGGGAACATTCTCATCAGCAACCGTACACCAAATATTAAGTCTTTCATTATCATCACCCTCTTTACGATTGTGAATAATGCTTGAACTTAATTTAGTACATTCTCTGAATGCAGACTTCCATGTGTCATATGGATTGGTATTAAATGCTGTGTAGTTTGCAACAACTGGCATTGGTTTAAATTTATCTGAAATTGACGTTGTAAAGTCAATGTTCCAATCTTTTGCATCACGCACTAATTGTGTTGGGAATAGTTTTAGTCCACCGAAACCATATATCAATCCATTAATAGGATTTTTAGACTTCCAAACATGAACTGCATCTTCGTCCCATACTGTCGGGAAATATTCGAATTCGAATTCATCTGTAATTATCGCATCAGCATCCAGTACATAAAACATTTTAGTATCTGCAATTTCAGCCGCACGTTTATGAGCATTAAAGATACCTTTAACTCCGTGAACTCGTTTTGCATTTGGTACACGTGAAAGTAATTTAGCATAATTTTCTTCTGCTTCTTTTTCACGATAGGAAAGAAACACTACATCAAAGGCAATATCTTTTGAAGACGCTTTCTTAGACTTAACTGGTTTCTTATTCTTGAAATTCATTTTTCTAAGTTTGTCATCATCGGGCTTCAACTCTTTTAGAGCGGCAGTGGGTATAAGGCTTAGTCCACCATATTGATGAACGTAACCAGTGTAGGGATTTTCTTTTGGCCATACATGAAAGTGTGACTTGTGATGCCTGTCTACATAATATGTTCTACTGAAATCTTCTGTTAATTCTACATCATTATTGATAGCCCAGAAGTAACCCGATTTGGTCATACCTGCGGCTTTCATATATGCTTTATCAAGTCCTTTACTTGCATCAATTACATCGATATTCGTATGTTCATTAAAATACTTGGCATGTTCTTTGTACATACCTTCATCAAAATAGAATGCAGGATGTCCTACAACTCTACTTGCTATCTCATCAACTCGGATAATATTTTTAAATCTATCGAATGAGAAGTCTTCTTCACTTGGATTAAATTTTTCAAGATGAGGTCTATGAACTAGATATACTCCAGCTTCTTTTCCTTCTTCGCTTTTAAATGCAAACACATTTTCAATAGAAAAGATATCAGGATAGTAATCAAATTCAAATGTATCTAATAACTCTACCGCGGTATCTATTACCCAATAAAACACCCTACCTTTTGATTGCTTATACGCTTTGAAAGGATCACGTGTGAAATACTTTTTAATATTATGTTTGTCCGGCACTCTCATACCATACTCATCATGTAGATTAACATTTTCTGAATGATAATCTTTATTACTAAATGCTAGTCCGCCATGACCTAAATCTTTGCCTTTTCTTGAACGTTGTTTCCAAATATGACTTGGACCTAAATTATATAAGTCAGGATAATAATCATCTATCATTGGATTAATAAGTTTTAAGTCAGGATTGACCATCCAGAAAGTATAATTATTTGCAAGTTCCACTGCTTCTTCTAGTGTTCTTGCTTCTACTATTTCTATTTCTTTTAATTTACCTACGATTAAATCTACATCTTTTTGTTTTTCTTCGTTAGGATTACGAGGTACAAGTCTTATACCGTTACGCACAGGCATACCAGTTGATGTATTAACTTTAAAGTTATGAATTGCGTCACTATCATATAACATAGGATAATAACTACAGTCAAAATCTTTTACATCTTCGTGTACTAACCAGTACATTGCTGTATCGACTTCGTAATTTAAATCTAATAGATTAGTCGTTTTAATAATAGGAAATTCTACATCACGAACTTGTTCATCAGTTTCATAGATAGCTTTACGTTTAAAGTTAAACTTTTCATATTGACTTTCTGTGAATAAATTAATATCTTTTCTGAATAATCCTAACCCATAGTATTCTCTAGGTGTGCCATCTTTATTTGTTCGTTGCCAAACAACTATTTGCTGTCTAGCTTCTTCTGTCATAGAAAATTCAAACTCATAATCGAATTTAAAATCCCATATTGCAGTATCTGGTGTAATAATATAATAATAATTATATTTACTTTGTTCTCTTGCTTGTTCGTGAACTTCTAAGGCATTGCCAGATAGTTTTTTAATTCTGTGTTCAAATTTATCTTGCAATTCTTTGAAATTGCTTTCACCCCAACCTTTATCCCAGAAAAATATATCATAGTCTGGAATATATGTCATGTCTAATTCATGCTCTTTAATATTATATTCATCGTATTCGGATGCAATATAAATTAACCCCTTACTTAGGACATGGGCAGATACCATGTCATATAAATCAGGATACCAACCAAATGTATGTTCTAAATTAAATTTAGATTCTATTGCTGGATCCACTATAATAGTAGGATATGTTTCAATACGTGAGAGCCCACCTTTTAATGTGCTTGAATGAATTACAGGAATACGTTTCAAAGTACCAAGTACTTTGTCAACATCTTTCTGCTTTTCTTCATCGTAATTTCTTGGAACTAATCTAATTCCATTACGAACTTCTGTAGTACCGATAGTGACTTTAAAGTTATGAATATTATCTTTGTCATAACTCATAGGATAATAATCAGTGACAAAATCATCAACATCATTACTTACTAACCAAACCATTTCAGTATCACATGATTTAATTTGCGATAAATCCATTAGATTATCTGTGCGAACTAAATCATATTCAACCGGCTTAATAACTTCTGAAGGAATATATAATGCTTTGCGTCTAAAATCAAAACGCTGATACTTATTTTCAGTGAATAGATTAAAATCTTTTCTGAATAAGCCTACGCCTTGATATTCAAGTACATTATTCTTATAGTCTGTTTTCTGCCATACAACAATTTGCTGACGGCTTGCCTCTGTTAAAGAAAAATCAAACTCATAATCAAAGTTAAAATCGGTTACGGTCGTATCACTTGTGATAACGTAGTAATAGTTATATGTAGAATTCTTCTGTGCATGTTCATGCAACTCTGTTAATGTTTCTGTATTCATTGATTGAATACGTGGGAAACGTTGCTGTAATTCAGTAAAGTTATTATTACCAAACCCACGATCCCAGAAATATATATCATAGTCAGGAACATGTGATATCTCTGCCGCATCTTCATAAAACTGCATATTGTATTCATCATAATCACCTGCAACGAATACTACACCTTTACCTAATGCATGGGCAGTTGCCAAATCATACAAGTCAGGATAGAATGAATAATTGCTATCTAACTCAACTGCTGGATCAACAATAAGAGCAGGAAAAGTTTCAACTGAATCTATTCCTCCCTGTAATGTACTTGCTGATATAATAGGTACTTGCTTGATTGTACCTATACAATCTGGCATATCTTTTTGTTTGTCCTCATCGGGTTTATTAGGGACGAGACGGATGCCATTACGCACTTCATTATTACCAGACATGACTCTAAAGTTATGAATGAATTCTCTATCATAACTAAATGGATAATATTCAGTAGTAAATTCTTCGACATCCTCATGAATTAGCCAGTACATATCCGTATCAACTTTGTGACTCAAATCATGCATGTCACGTGTTCTGATAATCGGAAACTCTAAGTCTTTGCATATAGCATCTTTCTCATAGACTGCTTTCTTTCTGAAATTAAATATTTCATACTCACGTTCCTTGAACATAGGTCCTTCTTTAGGGAATAATCCTAGTCCATGATATTCACGTGTCAAATTAGTCATTGGATTTTGCTTTTGCCAGACAACAACCTTTTGTTTTTCTTTATCAAGTCCAAATGCAAAAGAATAATCGAATTTAAATGTATCAAATACTTCTGTGTTTGGATGAATTAAATAATAAAAATCTGTGCGGGCTAATTCTCTGCACTTGCTATGCACATCGATATTAGTTTCGCCAGTTACTGTCTTAATTTCAGGAAAACGTTCACGTAATTTATTGAGGTTATCGACTCCAAAGTCTTTCTCCCAATAAAATATGTCATATGTTTCTGTAGTAGGCTTATACACAACATTATTTGAGTCATGCGATTTGAACTCGCCAGTCAAATAATAAGCATCTTTGATATATGCTTCGGACTGCTTAAGAACTTCGCTTGTCTTAAATAATTTGACACCAACAACTGAACGCCATACATTTCTTTCTTCTGCATTCCATACGTGAATGATATCTTCATCCCATTCATTAGTCTGAAAATCATAATCAAAAGATAAATCAACTTCAACATCTGGATCAATAACCCAGAAGTGTTTAGTGTTAGCGACACTACCAATTTTCTTGATTGCTGACGTTATCTTAGGGTCATTCCAATCTTCTAAATTGATTTTAACCATACGAAAGTTAGGATACTTTTTCTGTATCTTATCATATCGTTCATTGGTTTCTCTATCGTTCTTATAGGTTAGAAAGAATCCATCGTAAGCCATTGTTGTCCTGTCATGTTCATACTATTATTATAGCAGATTACGTCTTGCTTGTAAAGACCAAAGTTTGATAAAAGTTAGCAAAATCTGTTGCATCTTTAACATCATTGACGATTGGCATACCCTTGATATTGAGTGATGTATTAACTAACATAGGACAACCAGTTTTATCATGAAATCGTGTTAATAATTCATGTAGGCCTGCATGTTGTTCTTTGTTAACTGTTTGCACACGTGAAGTACCGTCTTTGTGAATAATTGCTGGGAAGTCTTTTGGATGCTTACACTTTGCAATAAATTGCATGTAAGGACCCGAAGGACCGTCAAAGTATTCATCGACATATTCTTCTAATATCATAGGAGCAAATGGTCTAAACTTCTGTCTACGTTTAATCTCATTCATTCTATCTTTAATATCATCACCACGTGGGTCTGCTGTTAATGTTCTATTGCCTAATGCACGTGGACCGAACTCTGCACGACCCGATGCAATGCCACAAATTGAACCTTTGATTAATGCATTGTAAACATCTTCGACAGGATACTCTCCAGGTATGTCATGTCCAAGATATGGGCTGTTCCATTTAATTCTTTCACGTGAATATTTTTGAGTGACACCGATACAACTACCTGCATCACCTGGATTAGGCATAATCCATACTGATTTGAAATAATCTTTTATTATACTATTTGCACTACAATTCAAAGCACAACCGCCCATCAGAACTAAATTCTCTGAATGACATTTTAATTTTGCTTTAATTAATATTTCAGATAATATCATTTCATAAACATATTGCGTTGCGGCGGCTAAGTCGAATAAGTCTTGTTCCTCTTTTAATTCAGGTAAGAACCATCGACAACCACGATGCAAATTCTCTGTAAATCTTATTAGAGTACTCGACTCCATACCGTAACCAACTAACCCAGACTCATGTAGAATACCAAACTCATCATATATATGTTGAATTAATTCTTTGCCTTCATATAATCTGTGTGGATCACCATAAGCGGCCATACCCATTAAAATATATTCATCTTCTTGAGGCTTTAATCCAAGACGTTGTGTCATTGCTGAATAAAATAAACCTATTGAACTTGGATAACTCTGAGAATATACCTTCTCTAATCTCATTCCACGTCCCTTCCAGAACGTAAGTGTTTCGAATTCACCTATTGAATCGATAACAACTATCGTGGCTTCATCATACGGCGAAGTGAAATAACCACTTGCGGCATGGGTATAATGATGCTTTTGATATTTAATTGGAATATGTTTTAATTGTGGGAATTTTTCTAAGTATTGACTCGGTAATTCACTGGTATCTAAACTTAATTGCCATTGACCTGCACGTAATTGACGTAATTTTTTAAGCATTGGCTTCTCATACCAAGCAATTATATCAGGCTTACCGCCATAATTAATAGCATCATTTAATAATGCATCATTTAAATCAGAGTCATTTTTCTTTTTAGAGTATCGTTCGGCATGCCCGGCAAATAAAATCTCGCCATCATGGACGATTGATACAGCGGCATCGTGGTTAATCGCACCACTGATACCCATTATAACAGGCTCACGCCTATTTATAAATGAATGGATCACGCTTCTTTAATTCCTCTAATCTTTTTTTCATTTCTCTACGTCTTTTGAACTCTGTCCAAGGGTAAAGAATAATATCGACTATTCTTTTAATCATGATTTTCTTCCTTTGATATCCTGATGTAATATCTCAGCCCATTCGGCGTGAGCATCTTCATCTGGATGCATATAACGTTCATCTCCTTCTACAGGAAAGAACATTTTCTTTTCATACATATAAGTAAAAAACGTTTGGTCTTCGTAAATTTTACTCATATCTAATTGTTTATACACTGAAACCATATCACTTTGCTCACATAACTCTGTGAACTTAGTTGGCTCTAATAAATTAGGAGTTAAATTAAGTGAATTAAATATTAAATAAGGTATATTATTTGCCTTAAAGAAACTCTGTAACGTAATTAAATGAATTAGATAACAATGAAAATCATATATAGGAGACCAAAAGTTCTTCATATATAATTGATTAAATAAATCTAAATCACGGTTAGTTTGCTCATCTAAATTAATATTCCCATGATACTCATGCGATGGAATATTATGAATTAATAAATTCTTGCTCTCAATAAAATGCTCTCTACGAGTAGGAGCGGTCATACCAATAGCAACAAAATCAACTTTTTCACCTGCTGATAGCTTCTCGCTTACAGTAGTAATAGTATTACGAACAATATAATTATTCGATACTCCACGCTGTGCCTCTGTTTCTACATCAGAAATGTTTAACTTTTCTGCAAGTACAAAAGGCCATGCCCTGTCTTTATGGGCTAGACCAGTTCCATATGTGAAACTGCATCCGTTTGCATATAACATATAATATTCCCTTTTTAATTAACTTAATTATAACTCAAATCGTCTGAAATAGCAAGTGTTTTCTCGTATTTAAAACATCCAAGTAGTGCTATTCTTGGCTCATCAGTATCAATATATACTGAATGATCCCAATTAGTATTTATATACCAAACTTCTCCGGGCTTCATTATTCTCTCATGTTCAACCCCACGTTTAGTAATAACAAATCTATGTTCCCCACGCATAATCATAGTAAACCTATCGATATGTGGTTGGTCTATATGTGGTTCTATTCTTTCTGTTGACTTCATCCATCCCATACGTAATCTATATAACTCAGGTACAGACAATATATCACGTAATTCATTTATAACAGGTATATATTTTACATTATGAACAGTCCAATCATATTCATTAACAGGTTCTGCAACTGCGGGTTTAGATATTAATTTCTGATGATAGTTACGAGTATTAACTAAGGTCATAAATTCATCACTCATATTATATGCATCTAAGTTAACTGACTTACGCAAACCAATACTTACATCCAGTACATCTTCTTCTGGTTGGGTATCATATAATTCATTAATTAATTCTAGGTTCATCGAACTCATATGTCCAAGACAATTAAATAATGGCTTATCAATTCGGTTACGTGCTACGCTTCTTTTATCCATGAATTTACTCCCTGATAAATACTATTTATGATAGATAACATCTTACTTAATTATCACGAACAACTCCCAGAAGAAAACACGTTTATGGATATCATGGCTGATATCACACACAAATGTAATATGTCTTGCAAGAATTGTTACATACCAAATCGTGAAATCCCAGACATGAACTTAGAAAAGTTTCGTGATTTCTTATCACGTTTAAATGGTCGTTGCATGATACGAATAGTTGGTGCTGAACCTACAATGAACCCACAGTGTGGTGAATTTATTCGTTCAGTATTTGAATTCGGACATCGTTGCATTTTACTTACAAACGGATTAAGATTATCATCACGCAGATACGTTGATGAATTACATGATACAGGTTTACGACATGTTTACCTATCACTCAATGGAGTAGATAATGATGATTGGTATGAAAAGATTGATGAACTACGCTGTGCCGAAAAGAAAATAAAAGCCCTGCGTAATATTAAAGCACGTAAAATGATACTAGACACAGGTACAATCATTGTTCCAGATGTAAATGAAACAGCACCCGGTCAGTTATTAGAACTCTTTGAACGTGAATCAATACGTCATGCTTTTATGAGAATTAAAAACGTAGGACAATTAGGTAGATATCAAACAGAAGTCGCAGATAATGTTAAATTAAATCAGTTAGTTAAGTTATGCTCAGAACAAATGAACATATCAGAAGACTATATCTGGAGTCATCACGATAATCCAATGTACGGAATATATAATGATGAACCCAATACTATATTATTCCCACTCAAAGAAGGTAATAAATTAGTTAATCGTGGACACTGGGTTAAAATAACAAACTGGGACACAGACAATGACTCAGGAATACCTGACCCAAATTCACGTAGACGCGGAAGAATAACAGAAAACTGGACTGTTGCCCCACTATATGAACATATTAAATTAAACGAAGGTGAATACTAATGGATAGCACACAAATACTCAAAGACGAAATACTCAAGCGATTAGACATAACAGTTACAGATGAGGATATTAATGCAGGCATTTCTCTTAAAGATAAAGGTATTGATAGCTTAGATTCTATAGAACTACTAGTCTCAATAGAAGATATAATGGGATGCGAATTCTCAGATGATGAACTAGACAAGCTAGACAACTTACGAGACTTAGCTGACTACTTGCGGACATTCGAGTAAAACGCAACTCAGAGTTAGATATAAAAGAGAAAACAAGGGCGAAGCCCGGAGCGTAGCGACTTCTTCGGTAAATTTTTTTGAACTAATTAACAACTGATTAAATTAAATGAGCGATAAACCTAATCCCGCTGACACCACAAACCTACGCTACAATAACCTAACGATAGAATACAGTAGCCTATGGGGAACTTATTCTATTATGAACGGTGCAATGTCCATAATAGATACTCCAGACCGTACTACAGCTTATAAAGTATATCGTGCTAGAAGTGGGCATGATATTACCGAAAGAGAATTCATAACTTTGGTTAAATACAGATAACACTAGATAACGATAAAGGTAATAGTAATAAACAGAGCTAAATAACATAACTGAGACAGACTATGAAAACAACCTATTCACGGGATTATACTATATACAGACGGTTCAAGATTATTACAGAACATAGCAGTAGTGGGTATAAACATACTGCATACGTGCGTGGTATAGTAGTTATGATTACTCATTCTCTCCCACTGCTTTATAGATTCTTACACTCACTAGGGCCTAAAGATAGTGATATCACAGTCCGGGACAGGTATATTACATACAAGTACATTACTAACAGAACGTCACACAGTGATGAACCATCGAAACAATCCAGAAATAGGGAAACTCAAAGTGAAGATACTACCCAGTGATGATTTAAGTAATCAACCAGACTATAACGAGAACTATAAGAAATACTTCCCAGAGATACATGGTGAACACAATGAACCCACGATAAAGGTATCAGTGCTTAAACGGTTATGGGTATTCTGGTTACGGTTCTCAGAAGATAAGTATCCCCTATAGTGAATTAAATAATTAATTAATTTAATTAATGGTATATTCATAATTCCTTTTAGGAACAACGTCCTCTTCCTAGCGGTAATTATTTTATTTTCCTGCAACATATGGGCTAAATGTACCTTTAGAGCGCCTTAGAGCGTGTTACAGCGTGATTCGCCACCATTCTGGATGAATTATATAGCGTATTCCACAACTATGCTCTACAGTTACCCTATACTGTTCCCCTATAGTGAATTAAAACCGTGCCCTACGTGGGAAATAGTTTTGCCATAAACTTGACAATACAGCGAATCGTGTTATAGTATATACATACTAACAAGAGAGTGAGAATATGAAAACATTTACATTTGAAAATCATTTAGGTGACGTATTTACTGCACAAGCAGAGAACGGCCTTGATGTTATGGAAGATGCCAATAAAGCTATATTGTGGAATAATTGGTCTGATGGAGTATGGAGTCAAGTAAGTGATACTAAGTTCGTTTGGGTGTTGGGTAACTTTTTCGATTAAACTTGACAAAACCGCGAATCAAGTGTATACTATAAGTATAGAATGAAAGATGAGGGAACAAATATGCAACAACAGTTAGATAATTTAATTCAGAATATCAAAGACGATTATTACCGTTGGACTTCACGTAATGGTACGAAAGAGTTATCGGAAGTTAATAAATCCATGATTGCTGAATTCAATTCAAAGATTACCCTTAAAGAGGGACAAAAGTATATCAAAGTTATCAGCGGAAGTTCAGTATGGGGCTTTATCGCTAAAGATGATTTTAATAAAGGAAGTAAGTGTTTCAACAAAGGTGATATCCTTAAAGCCGCTGGATGGCAGGCTCCTGCTCTAAACGCCGCTCGAGGTAATATCTTCGATGATGATTACACTATACAATGGACAGGTCCTCTTTACTTGAACTAATGTCTAATGGGCTACGATGGGAAAGTATACGACTATGACGAGTTTTAAGGGTTGCCCTGGTTTTTACGTCATTAAACAAACAAAACCCATAGTTCGGGTAGCTTAAACCTAGGCTGGGATACGTAGGGTATCAGGCAATTAAGCAATACTGTAGAGAACGGTGACGGGAGGCCTTTGGCCTCCCTGAACCTGTACTGTTACGGTTATCCGGGAAACCTTGCATACGTATGCAAAACCGCCCGGTAATGGTTTAACATTAAACCTTTTTAATCATATATATTATATCATATATATGTTTGGCCTCCGGTATTAAAAACTTGACAATATAGCGAATCATGTTATAGTATATACATAATGAGAAATAAAGTGAGAGAAACAAGTATGACAAATTTAGAATCAGTATTCGCAACCGCAGTTGTTAACCCAGAGAACCTTAATTCAGATGGTTCGGTCAACTGGAACTATGTTGATGCTGATTGTTTCATGGACGCTGACGGTAACAGTCTGAGTATGGTAGATTACATGACAAGGTTTGATGCACTGGTTGCCTCACACATAAACAAACAGAAAGTGAGCAAATAATGTCTAAGACAGGAGCATGGGTAATGGAACTGGAAGAACAGTTCTGGGATAAGTGTGCAGAGTTTATTAAGAGTAATGATACCGTTTCAGAAGCAACTGCTGATGCAGTACAGTATAACAAGGAAAGCCTTTACTTAAGCCTTGATGAAAACGATATTGAAGAAACAGTGTCAGAAATGTGGAACGAATATTGGAGTAAGTATCAATGAGTACATTCTATGGTATAACCGGCATCATCTGTATGATATTAGCAGTAGGATGCATCGATGGTCCAACCGGTTACGAATCAAATAACTGGCTAGGGTTTGGTATATTCACTGTGTCTGGCATTGTATTAATGCTACGTTCAGTGTTGCTATCACAGGAGGACTAATTGGGTCCATTTGATTTCAATACTCAATGGGAACGTGCTAATAAACTAAAACAGTTTATACATCGTTTACCAGACAACATAGACCCGAACTATCGTGCTATGTGGGAACAGAAGCTACAGAACATAGCATGGGACCCTAAGACATACTATGATAGGTATAAGATATTATATACTGTTAACGGGAAGTATCAAGCAACTGTAATAAAGGATAACAATGCATAAAGATATAGGTAAGCAGAAGTTCAGGGTTAAGACAGCGTACACTACATGGGTAGAGTATGATGTAGTAGCGGACTCTCCAGAGCAGGCAGAAGAAGCCGTACTGGAGTGTGGAGGCATAGAGCGTGTCGTATATAAGGATGGGTTCTATAAGGGAGAGGAAGTAGAAGTATCAGCACAGGACTGGAACTCAGACTATACTGGTGACTTGTATACTACTCATAAGATAGCAGAGTGCATACCCATAGACTATGAGGATGGGGTAGACTATGATGATTACGAATGGAGTACAGATGAATGGGAATGGAAAAAAGAACATAACGGCAAAGCACAAGCATAGTAAGAAGTCTAAGAGTAAGACTCCTACTACTATGGAAACAGCGTGGCTTGATGGTTACCGTGCATGGAAAGAAAAACAAAAAGATTCAGGTAAAAATAAAAAATAAAATAAAAGGCCTTGCGAATCGGAACTTTTGTATATATAGTAGGAAAGTGTTTGGCCTGGAGGTGGCGTTTGGTCGCAGACCATTTTTTGCCTCTATTTCCATATAGGGTTTCCCTATACAGTGTTTACCACTTTTTTATATTGGATCCACATTCCAAAAAAATACGCAGAATATTTTTACCACCGTGTCATGTATAGGGTGCCAAAACTTGACAAACCGTGTATAATCGTGTATACTACGTATATCTTAATTAAGGAGTCTCCCCTATGATTGTTACTAATATGTCTAACTATATAAGTTCTGCCTCTAACTCATTTGCTACTACTATGTATGAGAACTTTTTATCTAAGCATGATTTAGAACCCGATACCGAATTTGTCAACTTCAAGCATGACTATCTAGTATTAGAACCAGGATTAACTCACTTAGAGTATGCTGATTGTTTAACTGAACATGAGTATCAAGAGAACATTAAGCTATACGAAGAAGATGGATTTATGTGTGTTGCGTTTCATCCACATACTCAGTTAGCTATTCTACATGAGAATAATATGATTGCTGATGAGATATATAATAATCCAAAATACTATCAATAAAAACTTGACAAATAAAGAATCAGTGATATATTATATCTATAGTCAAAGAAAGGTTTAAACATGTGGGTATGTAAAGATTTAGAATCAGTAGTATATAAACTAGATGAAAGTATTCCACTAGAGGGTTCTGTACATTCAGTGAATAAGAATAAGTGTTTAGAGCGACTACGTAAAGCAGGGAATGTAGTACATGACATATTCAATAACGGATTGGGTAATAGGGGTAGGCAGTTACGTGTGTTAGGCTTACGCCGGGATCAATTACCATTACCTGAATATCGTCACGGGTATTACTATGAAGGTCAGTGGGATCGTATTACAGAGATAGTAGAACCGATTATGGAACAGATTATCCTTGATGCGGCTGTTGAGCAGAATGTACACATGGAACTAGTACCTAACTCAGCAAGTGGTAAGATAGAATTGATGGCGGTATCATAATGTATTCTGATTGGATTATCATTGGGATAGCGTCAATCATTGTCTCAGCCGTTATTATAGGGTCTGAATACTTGCAATACCGTTGGCACATGTATCGTGAAATGAAACGGGTTAAACGTGAACTTCGGAGGACTAGACAACAATAGATTATATGAGTAGTTTATCTATATGAGAAAAATTTTCCGAAAGAGAAAGAGTTTCCGCGACGCCTTTTTCGGAGGACACGCAAATAACAAACTAACAGAGAGGTAGTATTATGAGCAAAGAAAGTTATAACAGAACAGAAGAAGATGAATACGGTCCGTCGTATAAACAAGCGAAGATGTTCCTACAGTTTTCTAAGATAGAAGACTCGCAAGGGAACCCTAAACCGCTTACGTCAGTGCTTACTGATGATAACAAACGTGTACGTGTAACACTAGTACAAGCCAAGAAGATGAAAGCCCTAGAACAAACGATTGTCAAACCATTTGACAAACAGAAGTTTGCTGATTCAATACAGTATGAAAAGGGTTTACGTGCTTGGTTGAAGTCTCCTATATTGGATATGTTGTAAAAACTTGACAAATATCGAATCAGTGTTATACTGTAAGTATAGTTAATAAAAGAGAGGTTAATACTATGATGAGTAAAGAATTAGAAAATGCAATCGTGGCTCTGAGCCGTATACAATCTAGTGGTGAGTTGTCAGTACTAGCAGACCATTTTCGTAGACACCAAACGTTTCTAGGTAAACAAAAAGCCGCAGGACTTAAGATTGGTGATACTATCGAATGGGAATACGGTGGGGTACTAAAGCAAGGTGTCATTACCAAGAACAATCGTTCAACAGTAGACGTATCTAATGCTGGTAATAACCCAATCTTTCGAGGTAGTACTCGATTGCACAAATCAATGATAACACGTAAAGTAGCTTAAGGAGGCACATATGAAAATAAAAATAGACTTTAGTAAGGTAGATGTAATGAGTGTAGAGGGCATCGATTATGCTGATGCTCCTAAATTCTGTGATGCATATATCTCAGAGGCTGAAATCGATGGCGTTGAAGCTACCGAAGAACAGTTAGAAGTAATCAACGAGAACGGTTCGTTCTTGCACGAAGCCGTGTATGATTGGATTCACTAAATGGATTCACTTCAAGTTTTTTGGGATACACTTCAACCCTTAATCATTACCGGGATAACTGTTGGTGTTGTACTAGCAGTTATAGTCGGCTCCGTTAAATTCGGTTGGCGATATGCGCCCTGGATTGTCGCATTAGGACTATTAATTTTATTCCTAAAATAAATAAGCACTAGAATGAAACACATAATTAGAAATTTATTTGCTGGTCTCCTAGTCCTGGCTGTATGGGCTATGATTATAAGTGGCACTGTCTCAATGGCACGTGCAGAAGAATTACCAGACAAAAAGAGCATAACCGAAATTAAACTGTTGTGTGGCTTTGATGAAACAATGGATTATGCAATAGCTGTTTACATGTTACCAGTGCAACAACGTGCATCTATACGACCATTGATACGCAAACCAAATGGCGAATGGACAGATTGGATACCAGTACACGTGCAACCAAGTCCAACAGAATATAGTTTCTGGGTAGATATACAAAACGGATACATGGTATTCACAGTTAATAGACAAACTTTGGAATATTCAGTAGTACAGTCAATCGATATGACTGGAAAGAAAATGATCCAAGGTGGTAGATGTACAATAGTACAATGAAAATTCTTTACAATAATAAGTTATTAGATGTTGATGAACTAAGTGGTGCAATGACCTCTGATGAATTGATACAGTTAATAGAAGTATTTGGGTTTCCTGGGTGGGCTTCACCTGGGTTCTATCGTTGTGTTGAGTTAGGTTTTATTGAAGAAGGACTTGACGAATACGATTACATTGACAAGTATATAGAACGAGACCCTAAGACACTTCATTAAATATATTACTCAGCGACTTTGCTATACCTCGGTTCACTGCACACCCTCTATGTGCTAACAACCTATGTATTTCATTCGTATCCATCCTTGATATATCTCTAGCATACATATTGTTTACAAACCACCATCTATCCCTTTCAGGTACTTCATGCCAATAGCCTCCCATAGACCATTGTGTTAAATTTTGTTCTGTTCTTCGAGGCACGTTGATATCGCAATTAGGCCACGGATAGCTATCAAAGATATCATCTATAAACATTTCAGCTAATGGTATATTACGTTCTTTGCAAATCATCTGTATTGCAAGACGATATGAATTAATCAAATAAATGTTATGCGGATTATCTATATGATGAGACCTCGGCATGGATGGATGAACGTCTTCTGGTTTTCTCTTAAACTCTTTGTCAAGGTACCAGTAGTTTAGTTTATTAGTTCCGGG